GGAATCGGAACTTGTGGAATCGGAACTTGTGGAATCGGAACTTGTGGAATCGGAACTTGTGGAATCGGAACTTGTGGAATCGGAACTTGTGGAATCGGAACTTGTGGAATCGGTATCTTTAATATCGGATCTAGATGATTCTGAACCAAAAAACAATAAATCCGATGAAAATGAAACTGAATTAGACAACAACAATCAAAATGAAACTGAATTAGTTAACAAAGTAACTGTGGAAACTTTTGTAAATAAAAAGAAAAAAAAGAAAACAAAACCAAAGAAAAAATAATATATATATATAACAATTTAAAGCGCTTTAAGTTCATTATTAAATTATATAAAAAATTGAACTAAAGATATATACATATATAAACTATATAAAGAAACAATAATGGAAAAACGTATTAATAAAAAGATTGAAACTTATCTTTCGGATTTCAAAGATAAGGTAAAAGAAAAAGCTTATCATCTCGGATTAAATAATGATTCAAATTTAACGCAAATGGTTCAATATATTTATGATTACGAGCGTCTTTGTTTAACAAAAGAAGATTTTATGAAAAGAAAAAGAGTAAAAAATGCTGTACATTTATCTGATAGATGTTGTGCTAAGAAAGCGAATGGTGAACAATGTACCAGAAGAAAGAAAGATCCAAATGATGAATATTGTGGAACCCATTTGAAAGGCACTCCTCATGGTATTCTAGAATTAAAAGACGAAAACAAACCTCAAGGACAAGTTATTGAAGTTTGGGCACAAGATATTCAAGGAATTATTTATTATATAGATAAAAATAATAATGTATATCAAACTGAAGATATTATGCAAGGCAAAAATAATCCAAATGTAATCGCAAAATATTTAAAAAATGATGAAATTTATAGTATACCAGAATTTAATATTTAATATTTAAAGATACAACAATTAATTTTATTTTTTTTATATTTTTTTTATTGAAAAAAATTGAAAATTATAATGTTAAACTTAATTTTTTCATAATAATTTTTATAATATGAATAATAATTTTGAAACCATGTCAAATGTTAGTATTGATTCAATAAATTATGAAAATGAATTAGATAAATCTGTTCATTATTCAAATCAAGATATTGAGTCTAAAAATAGAATAAGTAATTCACGTGAATATAAAATACAACAACAAAGAAAACTTGATAAATATACCAAAATATGTTTTAAGTCAATTGTTGTATTTATTATTATATTATTCAATTTTCCAATTTGTATATCTGAATTATATTATGCTTTTACAGATAATAGTTGTATTCATTTAAATAACAATAAATTATTGGTCAATTTATATATATATTTGTTAGTTGATGGAATTTATGGATTACTCGTAACACTTATAAGTTGTATTTACATATGTTATTTTATTGATCTTGATAATTTAGAAATATCTGGATTGAAAATAATAATAATTTATATTATATCATTTATATTTATATTATTTAATTTATCATGGACTATTATTGGAGCAATTATATTTTGGGATATAATTGATAATTATTCATGTAATAATAATATTTATTGTTTTATATTTGCGGAATTAATAATTAAATTAATATTCCTATTTTTACAAATAGTTAAATTAACCAATAAAAATTAATTTGAAAGAAATATTAGCTTATCTATTGTTGTTTTTACACAAAATAATCTATGTAATATAATGCCTAAAATAAATAAACCTATTAATGTATAAATAAAATTCCATCTCATTATCCATGAAATAAAAAATGCTCCTATTATTGTCATAATTACATCCGCTACTGCTATCCCTCCTAACCTATAAGAATGTATTCCTTTTCCTGGAACACCAAGAGCATTTTTATATTTACATAAATCAATCATAAATTAAGTCAATAAAAAATATTTACTTAATTTTATTATTACATACTTATAAAATTTTATACTTTTTATGTATTTTTTAAAATTTTTTTATTTTTTATTTTTACATTATACTTTCAAGTTTATTTTCTGGATTTTTATCTATTAATGTTTTTAATTCATATAGTTCTTCTTGAACAAAATTATTGATACATTTTTCATCATATAAATCTTGTTTGAGATCAAGACATTCTTTACGTTTTTTATTTAAATTAGTTTCTAAAATATCTATACGAAAATTAAGTCTTTCAATAATTGTTTCAAATTCTGATTTTTCTTTTTTATTATTTTTTTCTTGAACTTCTATTAATATATCTTTTTCTTCTAATTGATCTTTTAATTCACAATTTATCATATATTCCCTAGAATTCATATATTCATAATCCATCATTCTTTTTTCATTTTTTTCTTGTTTTGACTGTAATATTTGGTTTTGAATTGTCATTGAATCAATTATTGATTCTAAATAATTAATTTTTTCTTTATCATCTATACCATCGTTAATAGTAGGAATTTTATTTACTACATTTAATAACTCATTTTTATGAATATTTATAATCCAATATTTATTATAGTAAATATCATGGATTATTTTTGCGGTACCGTCATTTGATTCATTTATTAAATTAAATAGTGAAGTTACATTATCATTAATAAACCATTTTTCAAAAGTTACTATTGCTCCATTATATTCCTTCCCAAAATCATTTGTTTTTTTAATAAAAACAACATCGCTAACTTTTCCATAATTATTTTTAAACAATGCGTTTATTATATAATTTTTTGTATGATGCATCTCAGCACGCCTAATATATATTGACAAATTCTTAAAATCACTCATTTTTGATTTAATAACTATTTTTTATAACTAAATTGTATTATAAAACTTTTATTTCAATTTTATTTTTTTGTGTGATTTTTTGTATTACTAATAAAAAAACTAACAAAAATAAAAAAAACTAACAAAAATATAAAAAAGTTTATTAATTTACATTTTAATAATTTTTTATATTTTTGTTAGTTTTTTTTTATTTATCAATATTTTTAGAAAACATTTCATAAATTTCTGAATAATTAAATAGAGTTTTTTTATTTACTTTACAACTTGACATTATAAATGCTTTCAAATCATCAGTTACTGTTATTGATAACCATAATTGCGATGACATACTGAATGTAATTGACATTTTTGATCCATTTATCTCATTTGTTTTCCAGCCAATTTGTTCACCAATTTTTTTACCTCTCTGACCAAACATGGGTTCCCATTTATAAGTTTCAGGCATAAATGAAGGATGGTTGGAAGGGATAATATACCAATCATATTCAATATCATCATCTTGTTCATTTCTAACAATAAATGAATAGTAATCATAATTTTTCCTTGAATTAATTTCATTGATAATTTTCTCTACTGTACCACAGTCTTTATTTGAACAAACGGTTGTTAAGCGATATGAACTAATTGAAAATTCATTTTTGGATTTATTATATTTGGCGGATTTATTTGACAACCCTCCTATATCACATATAATATCTCTTCCGGAAGAATGAGATCCATTACTTATATTTAATACTTTACAACCACTTTTTTCTAAAATTTCTGAATTAATAGTTTCCCATATTGTTTCGTTAATTGGGGAAGCATTAAGTAAATGATATCCTTTTACACATTTTTTAAAATTTAACATAAATTGTTGTTTAATCATATCATCTATAATGTATTTAGTTTTGTTTAAGCCTGTTTCATAAATATTTGCCATTTTAATTTTTTTTTATTTCAATTAATTAAATTAAAAAAAATCAATTTTTTTATTTTATACTAACAAAATTACAAACCAAAATAAAATATATATTTTAGAGGGGCGTGCGGGGTGTCCCCGCAAAAAAAAAGTAAAAGATAAGTAAAAAAGATATATAGAAAAAAAAAAATTGAAAAAGAAAAAAAAATAGAAAAGAAAGTAAAAAAGAAGTAATAAAAGATGTCATCAAATTCAAGAATGTTAAGTTCAATGTTAATGAGTGGATTAGAAAGAAGCATGAAGGAAATAGGAAAAGAGTTGATAAGAGATTGCTGCGTAAGGAATGGTTTGAACATAGAAGAGGAACTGAAAATAGTAGAAAATTTGAAAATAGTAGAAAAAGTAGAAAAAAAATCAAAAAATTCAAAAAAATCAAAAAAAGAAGTAAATATTCCAATGCCATTTTTAAAATCATTAATAAAAGAAGATGGTTGCTGCGGTCTGACATACAACCACGGTCTATTTACACAATGCGAAGGAAAAAAGATGGAAAATGGTTCATACTGCTTATCATGCCAATCAGAAACAGAAAAGAACACATCTGGAGAGCCAAATAATGGAACAATTTCATCAAGACTAGAAAAAGAATTATACGAATTCAAAGACCCAAAAGGACGTAAAGCAATTTCATACTTGAAAGTCTTGGAAAAATTAAAATTAACAAAAGAAGCAGCATTAAGTGAAGCAAATAGATTAAATATAGAAATAAACGAAGCACACTTAACAGAATTAGTAAAAGAAAAAAAAATTACACGCGGTCGCCCAAAGAAAACTAGAAAAATCGTTGAAGCAGAAAATGTAACTGATCTATTTGCTAAATTGACAGCTGATGTAAGTGAAGAGATTCCAACTGTAGAAGAAGTAATAAAAAAGAAGACAAAATTATCTGATGAAGAAAAAGAAGCGAAGAAAGCAGAATTAGCAGCAGAAAAAGAAGCAAAGAAAGCAGAATTAGCAGCAGAAAAAGAAGCAAAGAAAGCAGAATTAGAAGCAAAAAAGCAACAAGCAAAAAAAGAACGTGAAGAAAAGCGCAACCAAGAAAAGGCAGAAAAAGCAGCCGCAAAAAAAGCAGCCGCAAAAAAAAGTACAGAAAAAAAACAAGCAAAGCCTGTTGTTGAAGAATCAAAGCCTGTTGTTGAAGATTCAAAGCCTGTTGTTGAAGAAAAAACACCAGAAAAAGTAACAGTAACACGTGCTACAATCAATGGCAAACAATACTTGAAATCAAGTAACAACATTCTTTATGATCCAGAATCAAAAGAAGAAGTCGGACTATGGGACCCAGAATCAAAAAGTATTAAAGAGCTTCCAGATGATGATGAAGAAGAAGAAGAAGAATATGAAGAAGAAGATTAGATAAATAATTATTGTAAACTTGTAATATTAAATAAACTTTTTTTTTTATACCCTACGGGAGGCTATATTAACGGTTATAATAACGGCTATATTAACGGCTATATTAACGGCTATATTAACGGCTATATTAACGTCTATATTAACGTCTATATTAACGGCTATATTTTGTCACCGATACCCCCATTTTGTAGGCCATTTCTTTTTGTCACCGATACCCTCATTTTGTAGGCCATATCTTTTTCTAACTTTTTATATAGCTTTTGTTAGTATAGAAGAATTTGTTAGTATACAACCCTGTATACAATAGTATAAAACAGTATACAATAGTATACAACAACAGTATACCATAGTATAAAACAGTATTCAATAGTATATAACAGTATTCAATAGTATACAACAGTATTCAATAGTATACAACAGTATTCAATAGTATATAACAGTATTCAATAGTATACAAACTAACAAATATATCGTTGAAAAAAAAGAAGTTTACAAGTTATAAATTACATAATACAAAATATTTGTTTTGGCTCCACCTTTCTTAAAGGTGGAATTAGTTAATATCCATAATACTATTTTGACGAACACTAGGAAACTCAATAGGATCAGGAAACTGAGCATATTGAATATCTGAATCATCATTATCATCATCATCATCACTATAATCGTCATCACTATCATCATCATCATCATCATCATTATCATCCTCGTTGTCAGCAACATCGGCATCAACTCTGCTATCAATAATACCAATTTTTTTAGACTGGAATAAATCAGCACGACAAATAGGACATGGTAACTCGCGACCATTAGGTTTAATTTGGCACCAACATGAAACACATAATTTATGACCACATGGTGTCGTGGTTTTAGTTGTTTCAAGGCAAACTGAACATTCTTCTGAGTTTGAAGAACAAGGAACACTATTAAGAATCTCTAAATTACTAGAAACATGAGGAACATCACTCGGATGTTTAATTTGAGGTGTTGTAAATACACCATTTAACCTATCAAATTTCATAATCTTAATATCATTATTCATATGTTTAATAACAGTTTCATAATCTTTTAATGTGTATTTTGTTAGTTTTTTAATATATGTTTTTCGGAAAAGCAATTGACGCACAACGATTGCTCTCTCGTCGTGTTGTACTGTATTATACATCATCATTTTGGACGTTCTAATAAATAAAGACATTCCATTTTCATTCACTTGGAGCTCACAACAAACTTTTAAGCCATCAATTTCAAATACTGGTAAAACGACAAATGAAGTGCCATCCACCATACTATTATCAATAGCTAGTTTAATTGATACCGGTAGCCCTTTGCTAGCAATAGGAACGCAACGGCAGCCATGTTGTTGACATGATATACTTGACATATTGATAGACAATTGATTAATTAAATTTTATTAGATTGAATTTTGTAAAAAGTATTTCAATTTTTTTTTCCGCTTTGTTGATATTAGACAAACTAACAAATTACAAAAGAATGTTCCAAGAATGTTCCTGGAATGTTCCAAGAATGTTCCAAGAATGTTCCAAGAATGTTCCTAGAATGTTGAAATACTTTCCGCAATTATTAAAGCCTTTTTAAAGTCAATTTTGATATCAAAGTTTTAACAAAGTAATATACTATATTTTAAAATCAACTAAACTAACAAATATATGCTTTCTTTTTTGTTAGCCATGTACCCATTTTGTAACTCATTTCTGGTGATCCATTTGATACCATATTTAGCATCCTATTAGCATCCTATTAGCATCCTATTAGCATCCTATTTAGCATCCTATTTAGCATCCTATTTAGCATCCTATTAGCATCCTATTTAGCATCCTATTTAGCATCCTATTATACAACTAACAAATATAAATTATATGGTGTAATTTTTGTTAGCCATATACCCATTTTGTAACTCATTTCTGGTGTCCCATTTGAACCCAAGTTGAAGCCTAGCTTTAGGAGGAAAATATATTGTTAAAAGAATGTTCCGGGAATGTTCCGCAACTTTAGTTAATTTAGGATCGGATGTTATACTATACTTCAAATCGGCTTCAATTCGGCTTCAAATCGGCTTCAATTCGGCTTCAATTCGGTTTCAAATCGGTTTCAAATCGGCTTCAAATCGGTTTCAAATCGGCTTCAAATCGGTTTCAAATCGGCTTCAAATCGGCTTCAAATCGGCTTCAAATCGGCTTCAAATCGGAATCAAATCGGTTTCAAATCGGCTTCAAATCGGCTTCAAATCGGCTTCAAATCGGCTTCAAATCGGTTTCCAAATCGGTTTCCAAATCGGATTCCAAATCTGTTTCAAATCAGCTTCAAATCGGTTTCAAATCGGCTTCAAATCGGTTTCCAAATCGGCTTCAATTCGGTTTCAAATCGGCTTCAAATCTGTTTCAAATCGGATTCCAAATCTGTTTCAAATCGGCTTCAAATCGGCTTTTAATTAGTAACTAAATTAAAGTGAAAATAAATATATTCTTTTCCTTTAGGAGCGCTATTTTATCTTTGCGAATAAAACCATTATAAAAAAAATTCAATAATTTACAAAAAAAAATAATTTATAAATATATAAATGGATTCATCTAATCAAATGCCTTCTAATCAAATGTCTTCTAATCAAATGCCTTCTAATCAAATGCCTTCTAATCAAATGTCTTCTAATCAAATGTCTTCTAATCAAATGTCTTCTAATCAAATGCCTACTAAACAATCTCCATATGAAGCACTTATTCTACCAAATAATGCCTTTCCTTTTTTCAAACAATCAATGTTTTATTACATTCATATTTGGATGCTTTTCACTTTAATTATATGTTTTTTTACAGCATTCGTTTTAAAAATCCCATTAGACAGAAATATTATTATTTTAGAAGGTCTTATATCAACTATATCAACTACTATTTACTATTTTTTGAATAAACAATTAGTTACTAATTTATCAAATAATCAACCTATTAATTGGCAAGAAATAACTGTTTTGAGATATAGGGGTTGGGTATTAAGTACTCCTCTAATGATTGTAGGATTCTTATTATTCTTATCAAGTACTACTAAAGTTCCATTAACTTTAACAACAGCAATTACATGTATTTTATTAGATTGGTTAATGATCTTTTTAGGCTATTTGGGAGAAGTTAGTATTATTAATAGAAATATAGGACTTGTAACTGGATTCATTCCTTTAATATTTATATTTGGAATAATGTATGAAATATTTTTGAAAAATAAGTTTATATTTATTAACTACGTTATGTTTATATTTTTTATACTATTTTGGAGTTTATATGGTTTAGGATATGTACTTGAATTAGTAGCACGTAATTATTTATACAATTGGTTAGATTTGCTATCCAAGAGTGGATTTGGATTTGTATTTGCTATGTACTTTTTACATAAAAGATTTAAATTTAAGTAACCGTTAAAACGAAGTAACCGTTAAAACGAAGTAACCGTTAAAACGAAGTAACCGTTAAAACAAATACAACTATTCAGGAAAATTAATAGTAAATAATTAAATCCATCTAAAAAAAAAAAATTGAAATACTTTATTTACATCATACATAAAGTATTTAAAACTAATATCTAAAAGCAATAATGAATCTAAGATCAGGCCGCAGACTAAGTAATTTAAGAAGGGATTCTCGTAACTACGAAGAATTTAATGAGAGAAGAAAATATCAAAAAGAATTGGAAGAAACATTTTATGATGAAGAAGAAACAGAAGAAACCAAATTAAAAAAAAAATATCATAATGTATGTCATCAAACACAACATTTATTATATTTAAATAAATTCCAAAAGGAAAACAATAATTCATTAACTGATAAAATAAATACAATCATGGAATTATATGAACTTTTTAGATATAATATTGATTATATAATTCTTTATACTAAAAATAAAAAAGATAAGCGACTTCCAGAAGCAATTTTTAATAAAGGTCCAGAATTATGTAAAGAAATGGCTTCTTCAGTGAGAACAAGAAAAGAACAAAAATTATATGAAAAATGTAAAGAGGATATTAATTGGGTAAGATATCTAATTGATTATTATATTTTAAGTGACAATAATTAAATTAAACATACTAACAAAAAAATACAAAATACAAAATACAAAATACAAAAATTTTTATAAATGTAAATTTTAATTAAAACTATTTTTTTTTTAAAAAATCCATAATCCAGTTTCCATATCTATTAAAGGAGGAACATCATCATTAAAACATTGACAACTAATTTTATTTGAAAATTCATTATTCGGTGTAAATTTATAATCACCACATAATTTACAATTAACGCTTTGAAAAGTTATACCATTTTCACTAGGTTCAAATATCCAAAATACCCAATGTTCATCATCATCTTCTAAACCCATTTCAAAGAAATCATGTGGAGTATTTCTTGAAATACATGAATATTTGATTAAATTATTAATTCTATTTTTAGATTGTCTTATAAAATTTATAGTTTCCCATGTTTTAATATCATAAAAACAGAAACTTTTTATTTGATTAGAAATATCATAACCAACACCAATATTATTAAGATGTTTATTAATAAGAAGTTGTTTTAAGATTGACATTTTATTTATTTAATACTTTAATATAAATTATAAAAAAAAGAATCAATTTTTTTTTTTTATTTACTTATTTTTCCTATTCCTTAGTATTTAATTCCTAAGGTTCCTATTTTATAACAATTAGGACATGCGCAATAATTATTATTATTAATTATTCTATATTTTTCTTCACAATCATAATGTATCTTAATATTACAACGTACACATTTTACTAAATCATTAAGTTTTTCTATATCTTTTTTACAAATATAACATTTTACAGCATCTTTAGTAAATAAATCGTTACTAAATAAATTATTATCTAAAGATATTGTATTTCCCATTATAGTTATATTATTTTTACATTTATTTAATATATTTTTATTCAATTTTATTTATTATAAAAAATTGAAAAAAATTGTTAGTTAGATGATAAAAATAATCTTAAATAATAGAGAAAACAAAAATGTCAATTAAAAGTTTCACTATTCCATCTGTTGAATTAAAATATACTTCCGAATATATAGCAACTAAATTATGGAAACTGGAAATCGCAAAAGTAGATTGTATAACAATGATTCCTTATTTAAGAGACAATGAAGTATTTAATTTAGCATATGTTTATATTGAATCATGGTGTGATTCTGAAGCAGCATTTAATTTTATTAATAGTTTAAAAGATTTCACAAAAGAAACAAGATTATTTCATAATTCAGATGATTGGTGGAGTATTGAAATGAACACACATAATTCTGGAAATATAAATCTTTATAGTTATACAAAAAAATTTAATAATTATTTCTTTGAAAAAGATAATATTGTAATTGAAAAAAAAAATCCTATTTATAAAAATAGTTATAACAATAGTTATAATAAAAATATATTTCAAATTGAAGCATAAAGTACGAGGTTTACCTAAGGATTTCCCTAACAGGGTTCCCCTAACGTGAGTACAGGGTTTCCCAGTAATCAATTCCTTTTGTAATATTAGGTATTAAACTTGAATCAATTAAAATATGAGAATTATAAATTTTATCCAATTTGTCTTGCTGGGAATAGTTATTATTTTCTAAATATTTTAATATATTCATTTTTTCATAATTCATTTTTATAATTGAAATTGATGTTTCATTATTAACACATTGTCTTTCATCATAACCAGAAGAATTATTTTTTAAGTCCCAACGTGAAGAATACTTTAAAACATCAAACAAATATAAAAAATAAAACCAAACCATGTTTTATTAAAAATAAAATATAAAAAAATAAAGTCAAAGCTCGCAAAAAAAAGGTTATTTACAAAATATAAAATGATAAACTATCTAATTGGGTAATATTTGTTTACTTATCTCTCTTTTAAAATCTTGAACTTTATTAACATATTTTTCTAAAGTAATAGAATCTTTACCTTCGGAGAAATCATTCATTTCAAATTTGAAAACATCTACAGGTTTTGTCTGTCCAATGCGATGACATCTAGCAATGGCTTGATCTTCAATGGATGGATTCCAATGAGGAGATACAAAATATATTTCTGAAAAATTAGCTTGTAAATTTAGACCTTCGCATCCAGTTTGAATTTGAATGATTAAAACAAAGGTGCCTCCCTCTACAACAAGATCCAATATAGAATTTAATTTTTTTGTGTTACGGCCATCATAACTAAATACTCTATCATTAGAATAACCACTTGTAATAAGCTTATTCTTTATAATATCAATTTCATCTCTATAATGACAAAATATTAATTTTCCTTTTCCATTATTATTACGCTCAACAATTAGTTTAGTTACAGCATCAATTTTACTTGTATAATCAAGAGCTTCTACATATTCATTACCAATAAAACCCATTTTTTTAAATAATTCAACTGTTTTTCGCATTAAACTAGGTAAGATACAACTTTGTCTTGCTCGTAATATAGCCGTTAAAGCACCTTTAGGTCCAAATATTTCAGCAAGTTTTTTCTTTTTGTCCCCTGAAACACCAGTTTGATTAGGCAATAATGAGTGTATTTCTTCTGATAGCAATTTTTCTTTTACATTATTCCATTCAACAGAACAATTATTTTTATTAACCGAAGGCAAATTAATACCAACTTGAGACTTAGTTCTTCTTAAAATAAAATTATTAACTATTATTGGAAGATTCAAAGGTTCTAAATAAAAGGTTGGATTCATACCAGCGGCAAAACATAAATTATAAAAGTCTTGTTTTTTATTTTGGACCGGGGTACCAGTAACAAGCCAACGAACTCTAGCTCTTAAAGTACGACAATTAATAAAACGTCTGGTCCTAATATTCCTGAGATGATGTGCTTCATCATATATAATACGATTCCATGGAATATTTTTAAGAAGACATTTATCAGGAATTAAACTATTATAAGTTGTTAAAACAATTGGAGCATTATTTAAAATATCCAAGGTCATTTTCTTTTTATTGTTACCATAGTACAAAACAACTTTGTGTCCAGTAGCTTTAAAAATTTCCTTAATCCATTGTTGAATAAGAACGGGTGGTACAACAATAAGAGTTCTAGGTAAGAAGTTACAAAACATAGTACCAATCATCATAATAGTTTTACCGAGGCCCATTTCATCAGCAATAATCCCCCCTCTAATATTACCTGGAGGATTAGGTCTAAGCTCATTCTGAATACACCATTCAACGCCGTCGTATTGATATTTATTAAAATTGAAATTAGATTTTTCTAATAAATATTTAAAGCGACCCATGCGTTCTTGAATAAGCGCTTCAAAATCACTTAGATTATTAGTCACTGTCTTTAAATCCATTGTTTACACGCAATAAAAAGTTGATAAATTTTTAATTTACCTAATTTTTTAATAAGTATTAAATTTTTCAATTTTTTTTTTTTCATATGAAATTTTCAAGTACTACTAAAAAAGTAAAAAAAAGACAGGTTTATATCTCTTTTTGTTTTCTTTTTTTCTTTTTTTTATTTTTTTGTTTTTATGTTTATATGTTAGTTTCTATTTTGTTGTCTTCGTCTGTATTGATGAATTATAGCTCTTATTTGACCATATACTTCCAAAGACGTACGTTCATACACCAATGGTCTTCCTCGTAAAGAAATATTATGTTCTAAATGTAATAAACTTTTTACTAATTGATCATAATTTATTCCACGATCTTCTAATTTTTTACCAATATATACTGCGTTTGGATTTTCTGCGTCATCATAATCATTTTCTTCTTGTTCTTCAACTAATTCATCTTCTTCCTCTTCAACCTCCTCACCATTTAATCTTTGATGAAACATACGGAAAGATGATAAAGGTCTATTATTAAAAGGTTCTTCTTCTACTTCAAACCAATCTTCATCATCTTCGTCTTCTTCATCTTCATCGTCCTCTTCATCATCTTCATCTATTACCTCTTCGGCTAATGAAGAACGACAATAAGGGCAACCAAAACCATTATGAGCTGCGTTTTTTAATAAACATGAACAATGAAAAGTATGACCACATTCTGTTGTAACACAATTTGTATTCATGTTAATTTCATCCATACAAATAGGACATTCAATATAAGAATTATTTGCCATTTTTTTTTAACGTAGTATATAAAAACGTAGTATATAAAAACGTAGTATATAAAAACGTAGTATATAAAAACAGAATAAGAATAAAATTGATATGATTTTTTTAGATTGAACATCAACTAACAATTTTTTTCAATTTTTTTATTTTTATATTGATTTTTCAATTACTATTTTTATTTGAAAAAAATTGAAAAATAAAAAAAATAAAAAATTGAAAACAAAACTAATATAACTAACAAAACTAATAAAACTTAATAAAATGAATTCTACAACAAAAGATATTATTAGCATTGTAATTGGTATTATAATTTTAATAAATATAAGAACAATAATCTATGCTTATTTGTGTTCATTAATATTTATATTAGAAAAAGTATTATTATTAATAATAAACATTTTAGAATTATTTATTATTTAATAAAAAATTGAAAATAATAAAAATTAAATAAAAAACAAAAAACACAAATGTTAACAAATTTTGCTTTATGGACAATAATGATTACAAATTTAATAATTGTATTGTTAATTGTATTAATTCCTATAATAATATTTAATATAAATTTTACAAGAATAGATGACATTTTTACTCCAGGAAAAGAATGGATAGAAATTACGGCAATAATAGTAACAATCTTTATAATATATTTAATAAATTTAGAAGCAGATATTTATTCAAATAGAATAAAGTCATTTTTAAAAAAAATGAATCAAGAGAATATAATTAAAGAGGAAAAAATTAAAGAATTAGAAAAAATAATAAATGAAATCAAAATAAATAAAAAATAATTATTTGTAATTTAACTAATTTTTTTTATATAAAATAAAAAATTGATTTTTTTACTGATCAGATAAAATGGGTACAATTGATAACGAAGTTACAAAAAATGGCAAACATTTTAGAAATCATAATATATATTGTAGTAATAAAAATTTGTGTAAAATATTTATTTACAAGTCAAAAAAATACAATAAATAAAATTCAAAAAAAAGATATTCCTAAAAAAATATATTATATAAATAAAGATTTTGTTAGTATCCAATCTGATAATCATTCAAATAATCATTTTGATAAAATAGATAATTTATATTTAGAACCTATTTTATTGAATGAAAGAGATATTAATTTAACAGAATCTAATCGGATAATTATATAAAAAAAAATTGAATCAAAAATTAAAAAAACTCTTTCAAAGATATCTATTATAACGAAGCAAAAATGGCAGAAAATAAAGAAAAGATAATAAAAGCCTGGATAATGTTTAAAAATTATATTAAAAATTTACATTATTTTGATAATTTATTATTAATAAATTTAAGACATCATGATTATATGGAAAGCTTAAGATTAATAAGTGAAAAATATTATGATATTAATACAAATTTGAATATAATAATAAACGACAAAGAAACGATAGATAAGAAAATTTTAAATGAAAAAATAGGATTATTGAACAATAACATGCTAAATTTGATAAAAATAGTAGAAAAAAAAAATAAAAAATTAATAGCAGAATTAAAAGAACATAATACACTTTTAGAAAGATTTAAAAGTGATCAGTTAACTATACAAAAATATTTTATGGAAGAGAAATTAAAAAATAAAGAATTAGAACAAGTAAAACTAGAAGAAGTAAATCAAGAACAAGTTAAACTAGAACAAGTTAAAATAATAAAAGATGAATTAAACCCAAACCATATTAGATTTGAATATTTATAAAAATAATATGGCTTGGATCCATTCACAAAAAATCATCCAAAGCCAAAGTTCGCCAAAATATCTATTATAAATAATTTTTTTCATAATAAATTTTTTTATTTACAAAGAAAATATAAAAAAATTTGAGTAATTATCCGATTCTATATTATTATTGTAATAATCGTACAATTAAATTATACCATTTTGCTTCTTTAAAGAATAAACTCCAATTAGCTGTAAACAAAAGAATACATCCAAAAATAAAGAATAACATGTTAGTATCTTTTGGAACAGGAACAGGATTTCTAGGATTAAAATGATATATTAATAAAATAGACATACTAGCTATAAAAATAAATTCAGTACGATCTTTCCAATATTTAAATCTTGGATCCAATTTATTGATAATATTGTTGTTAGTATGTTTTGAAATAATATCACCAACAAATGATAAAGCAAAAATAATTTTTATAAAAATAATAAAAAATAGAAAATAATCTAAAGTTGTTTCAAGCTTTATACGCATATATAGATAAATGATAAATAATAATATTATTATTCTAAAAAATCATTTTGTTAGTTTGTTCCTTTTAAATGATGGGTAGAATAACTGATATTATTAATAGGTTGAGTAATTACATTAGCTTTAAAGTTTTTTTTACACCTTAAACATTGTCTAAAAGATCCTCCATCAATATTTGATGGATATAAAGAAAAAGATTGATTATTTTTACAATAAATACAGGTAGAACTATAAATAATATTGCCTCCATAAGTATTTGGATTAATATGATGAATATTATAAGCTTGGTCTAAATGAGTATAATTCATTTTATAAAATAAGTATAATATTTTATATTTTATTATATGAATTTAATATTATAAAATAATTATATAATAATTATAATAATTATATAATACAAAAAAAAAATATAAAATATTTATAAATATTATGAAACAGCAAAATAAATTAGGATTTTTGACATGGGCAGCAGGAATTATGATCATTTTTTCTTTTAGTAATTTAGTATATAATGTTTATAAAACTCAAATAACATCAAATCTATCATATACATGGATATTTTTAATTGTATTTTCACAGTTTTTATATTTCATTTTTGGCTTAATAAATAACATTGTGGGAATATATTTAACATCCATTATTATTATTATTATGATTTCCTATATCTTTTTTGTAAAATTTTTTAAAAATAAAAATGTTATAACGAAGTAAAGAAATATATATATAAAAATTAATAATATTAATAATATTATTAATATTTATAACATTAATAACATTAATTTTCTAATCCAAAATATAATTATTGAAATTTTTTGATACATTCCCATAATTTGGCAGATTCATCCAAAGTAAAAGCACCTCTTTTTTGAGCTAAATGTAAAAAAGTGACAATTAATTGTAAAGCTTCTTGTGGTGTATCAATAGGAACATCAACAAGCCTTGTTTGTTTTTTTTCTCCAGAAGGAGTAGGTATTTCAGTAGTAGAAGCGGATTCCATATATAAATAATAAAAAATATGTTTTTAAATACAAATATTAACAAATAATATTTTATTTAAAAATAAAAAAAAATTGAAATAAAAACAAAAATTAATTTTAAAAAATATAAAAAGTATAATGAGTGAATTTATTAATAATACCGCAAACAAAATGGAATCTATTGAATTAAAATTTTTACAAGACTCATCAATTAATATTCCTGAATGTATAAACTATTTGAATGATGTTAATTTTGGAATATTAAATATAACTATGATAAAAAACGAAGTTATAAAAAACGAAGTTATAAAAGACGAAGTTATAAAAAACGAAGTTATAAAAGACAAAGTGACCAAGTTGCTTGTTTATTTTAATATTGATGCTTCAGGTTCAATGTCAGATTTATGTATTGATAGAAGAACAAAAATGGATCATATATTATTTACTTTGGAAAACATGTTAAGAATATTTCATGAAAATGATAAAATACAAATTTCGGTTCATATTCAATCATTTGATTCGGCTGTAAAAGATATTGTAACAAATATAAAAAATATTCGTGATGAAAATATAGAAGAATTAGTAAAAAGGATAAGAACTATTAGACCAAATGCGTCCACGAATATTGAATTAGCATTAAAAACCGCTACAGAAAATATAAACAAATTTCAAGATTCCGAAACTGAATGTGTACATATATTTTTAACAGATGGTGAAATAACGGAAGGGTCAAGAAAATTAGAAGAATTAAAATCAAAGATTCCAAAAAATGTAACAAATATATTTATTGGATACGGAAAAGAACATGATTCTTATGTATTATCAAATTTGGCAAAAGGTAAAAAAAATGAATATAGATTTATAGATGCGTTAGAAAAAGCAGGTTTAATATATGGAGAAATAGTTCATAGTTTATTTTATAAAGCATTAGAAGATGTAACAATAAATTGTACAAATTGTGAAATATATGATTTTGAGACCAATGAATGGAACAATAAATTAGAAATAGGCAATTTATTGTATGAACAAAATAAGACATATCATATTCGTTCAAATGATCCGAAAAATTGTAAAATAGAAATAATTAGCAATAGTTGTAAAAAAGAAAACATAATAAAAATAGAAAATCCGAATGTAACCAATAACAATAAAGATTTAATAAAATATTTATTTCGTCAAAAAACACAAGAATTGCTTTTTGAAGCAAGAAAAATATCAGAAGAAAATAAACTATCCACATTTCAATTTTCATAAGATATTATAAACAATATGAAAAAGAATTTAAAGAAATTTTTAAACAGTCTTTTAGAATATATCAAGAATAATGAATTACAAGATGATAATTTCTTAAAGATGTTATGTGACGATATTTATATAGTGAATAAAACATTAGGAACAAGACATGGAAATATGTTTTCATGTGCCAGACAAACATCACAAGGTCGTCAACAAAGTTACACATGTTCAGATATATCAGAAGAAGATCATGATCCTTTAAGTTTATTACATTTAAAAAGGTCAACGCATGTTAAATTCCTACAAGAAGAATACGAAGATATAAATGATTATATATTAACACAAGATATTTTATCACCTTATTCTACAAATAGTCAAATAAATATGATGCGTTCAGTAAGCGGTAATGATAAAATTGGTATTAATAATGATGATAATTTTAGTAACAATTTATAACATAGGTATTAATAAAAAATTGTAAATAATTATAGTCATATTTTTTATTTTTATTTATTTGCTATAAATAAACATAATTATAACAACAGGATAAAATAAATGAAACTTTATTTAACATCCTTGAATAATTATAATGGGATTTAAATAGAGATTTAAAACCGTTCCTTTTAACAAATGAATTAAAAATTTTCATCGGTGTAAATGGTTTTTTAATGTCTTTTTTAAAGTTTTTCTCTTCTTCAAAGTTTTTCTCTTCTTCAAAGTTTTTCTCTTCTTCAAAGTTTTTCTCTTTTTAGTTCCACCCAAATTTCCAGCAGGGAATGGTAAATTAGCTTTTTCAAAAATATTTTCCATAGCTACTCCAGGTATTGTTTTCGGTTTAACAGCAAATCCGGGAGCAACGGTTACAGTTTGTCCTTTTTCCCCTTTCGGAAAGTTACCAAAAGCATTATAAAATGTTTGAGATCTATCTCTTTGGAAAAAATCTAATTCTTCTTGAAAAGTAGGAACAGTTTGGGGAAAATTATTAGCAATGGCTCTATTATAAAAAGCAATTATTTTGTTAATACTTATATCATCAAAATTATTACCTCTACAATGTAATTCATTTAATGAATTAGGTAAATCCGGCATAACAGTTAAATTATTATCCGAACAATTAAATCTTTTTAAATTATCAGGTAAATTAAATATTTCAGTTATATTATTATTATTACATTTTAAATTCTCAAGATTATTAGGTAAATTTGAAGGTAAATCTATAATTTGACAATAATGACAATAAAAACTATTTAAAGAAGAAGGTAAAATTATATTAGCTATTGATCCTATAATAGGATTATGAGAAATATTTAATGTTTCCAAATTAGGCGGTAATAAAGTTATATCATTAATTTTATTGTAGGAACAATTTAAATTTATTAAATTAGATGGTAAAACAGGCAAAACGTAAATTGAATTTTTAGAACAATTCAAGTCATTAAGACTACTAGGTAAAATTTCTGGTAAATTAATTATTCTATTTTTAGAACAATTCAATTTTTCTATACTATCTGGTAAATCAGGTAATGATGTTAATTTATTATTAGAACATTCTAAATTCATTAAATTTACCAAATTATCTAATTGTGGTAAACTAATAAGTTTATTTCTTTTACAAGCTAAAGTTATTAAATTACTCGGTAATGGGTCAGGTAATGAAGTTAATTTATTAAAATTACAAAAAAGATATTGAATTGAATTTGGTAAATTATTTAAACTAGAAATTAAATTATTATTACAACTTAAAAATTCAATATCTGGTGGTAATAAAGGTAATGATCTAAGAGCATTATTATTACAATTCAAATCCAATAAATTTTCAGGAAATGCTCCATTTATAAGATAATCATTCAAATTTTCCAATTTAGGGAAATGATGATTTAGTATTAATCCTACAAATGAAGTAGGATGATTGATTATATGTTGTTGAATATCTAATATAGGCTCAGGATGATCAATATCTAATATTTCAATATATCCATCAAAATTATTTTCTGGTAAACCATTGTTATTTTCCATATTTATTTTAATTTATATTAAATATATATATATTAAAATATCTATAATTTCCATAAGCTTTTCCAAGGCCAACTAATTGATTCATCTCCTTTATCATTTATTCTAAAGGGACAACTATAATTTCCAGGAGTATTTAAAGCGACGCAAGGATCACATGGAGTATTAACAAAAGAAAAGCCTTTCATTTCATTAGGAACATCCTGAGGTTTTATATCTAGAATATCATATTCCATATATCCATTCCATAAATTCATATCTTTATAAACAATTTTTTTTATACTAAAAGAATTATTATCTTTATCAGGAACACATTTTATAGAATTATTAACATCTTTTGGTAAGTTTTTGGTAACACCAATATTAGCTCCATATAATAAAAATTGTCCTTCTTTCGTATTCCATGCTAATAATTCTCTAGCAGCAGCCTTATTATAAAGTTTCATAGCATAATCAAGAGCAAATGATGGTGCGAATTTAATTATAGGATTTTGCCATACTTTATCTAAATATTCATATTTAAGATCATCAGGCCAAGGCCAATATCCTGTATTTAATAAATGCTCGGCTTCATCAGGCGTGGCTTGTTTTTGTAGAATATCTAAATCAAATTGATGATCATTAAGATTAACTGTTCTTTGATAAGAAATAAAACGTTGAACCAATTCATTTGGCCATCCCATAGAAGAGACAAATCCTTCTTCAAGTTTTATATAACTATTAAAAAAAATGATAGCAATAATTAATATTATAAATAAAAATATTTTTAAAACTAAATGATATTTATATTTCATATTAAAATATATTTATAAAATAAATAATCTATAAAGCTTATTAGATGATAAATCCTTGAACATTCATATGTGAAAATCTATATAAAACAATAAAAACAACGGCTAAACCAATAGCTAAATAAATATTATACATCGCAGCTAAGAAAATAAAAGCAATAAGAATTAAATTTCCTAAAATAGTATCAAATAAATTAACAAAAAGACTAGGGACAGCAAACATAATAATCCATAAAACAACTAACAATGTAATTAAACCGACAACTAAATTAAGATTTTTCTTAGAAAAAATTTCACCGAATGAAAAGCTCATTTATATAATATTGTTGCTAAAAAAAAATTGAACGCAAACTACTTAAAAAAAGTAGGTTATATATAGATAGAATATGGATAGATTAACAATAATTAATTTTATTAATCCTTCTTGGTTTAAACAAATCATTGAGTTTTTAGATGAAAATCCCGATTTTAATAAATTGTTGCCTATTGTAGCTTTGGATGAATATCCAACAGGTTTTAATAGAAATCCTCATGAATCAGATCCAGATGCTCCTATTAACATATTTGAAACATTAATTTATGGTATAGCTCTTGCGGGAGCAGACGTAGATTATGGAAAAGATCAATATGTAAAAATGGTAAAATATTTAAGACAATTTGAAGTATTTCATGAAGATATGGAGTTTGAATTTGAGGTGGAAGAGAAAAAGATTCCAATATATCAAGCATTAATAAATACATTATTAAAAAATAATATATTAGTAAATGATTTAAAGTATGAGGATATGCCTCTTATTGAAACGGTTCCTGATATCGGAGAAAGTACTATTACATTGCTTCATTTATTATATGATCATATTGAATCACCAAAATGTTTACCATATTCAGATAAACAATTTAAACGTGGAATGGCAATGTTTTATGATCTAGAAGATACTAGTGTAGAAAATTTAAAAGAAATAAGTTCTAAATGGAGAAATAAAAAGGTAGGTTTAATGTTTATTGTTCAATATGCTCATTATTCAGAATTTGTATAAATTTGTATAAATTTGTAAACTATAAAAAAATTTTATTTTTTTTTACTAAAAAAAATAAAAATTATGTTTACTTTCCAGTGGAACCAATACCACCGTCGCCTCTAGAAGTAGAAGGACCAAGATCTTCAAAATTATCAACAATTTCTGTAAAAATAGGCATTAAATTCGGAGCACAAATTTGTAAAATACGCGAATAAGGTTCCATATACCAATCAAATTCAGTTTCAATTTCACATTTAAAATCAGAGTTACAATCAAACATACCAATAATTGGACCGCGGTATCCAGCATCAATAATACCTTGATTATTAGCTAGACGCAATGGTGTTTTTGATATACTTGATCTAGCATAAGTATAAAATGGAGTATAAATCATTTTATTACTAAAACTATTTCTATTATATATTTTAGCACAACATTTGATTTTAAAATCAACTTTGTTTATTGTAGAAGAAAAAAAACGCATTCCCTCTTCTTCTTCTTTTTCTTTTTCTTTTTCATTTTTGGGCAAAAATAAATCAAAACCAGCATCATAAAAGTATGGATCTTCAATCAGTTTCTTATTATGTTTTTCAGATGAGTTTAAATATAAATTTTTTAGATCTTTATCCAATGAATCAACAAAAATAGATAATATCATTATTTTTTCACTAACGTTATTTTCTACTAATGTATTGGAGTAAAATTTTGATATAAATTCTTGAAACTTATTAATAGACATTCTATTAATAATTTATAATATATCTTTAAATTATTTTGTTATTAGTAGTAAAATAATCTAATGTTTACTAATTATACTATGTCTAAACATCTAATAAATTATTACTTTGAGGACCCTTAATGCCATGAATAATACCAGCCCATAAATTTTTATCTTTAATAGTTTGAACAGTTTGAGCAGATTGAGCGCCTATTACAGCTGAAACAGTTTGAGCAGATTGAGCGCCTATTACAGCTGAAACAGTTTGAGCGCCTGAAACAGTTTGAGCAGATTGAGCGCCTGAAACAGTTTGAGCAGATTGAGCGCCTATTACAGCTGAAACAGTTTGAGCAGATTGAGCGCCTATTACAGCTGAAACAGTTTGAGCGCCTATTACAGCTGAAACAGTTTGAGCAGCTTGAGGGCCTTGAACAATTTGAGCAGCTTGAGGGCCTTGAACAGCTGGAACAATTGAACCAGCTGGACCACCATTATTATGATTATTATCTAAAACATACACATATAATTCATTTTTAAATAAATCATCTAAAGTAATATGTTTCATAACATATTTTTTATCACCAACAGTTAAAGCACTATTATACTTAGCACATCCTACATTTAAGGTACATTCACCAGGAGTTGAATAATTTCTATTAATATCTCCATCCGAACGAACATCAAGCTTATTGTGTCCCTTTGTTCTAAATTGTCTAATAGCATTATTAGATTCAGCAACATGGGTATAATCTTTGTCAAAATTTTCATTTCTATTATTATCTCCTTTAACATTTAATTTTTGATCAAAGTTATGAAAATTTTGAGTATAGGTCGTTTTGTTATTCTTTGTATCTTCAATAATTTCCAATGACCTGGCAAAATTCCTCAAATCTTCGGGTAACATTTTTTCAACTTGATTTTTAAACCATTCTTCTAAAGGGTTTTTTCTGTTAAGAATTTGTTCGAAAAAGTCAATATTTTGGGAACACTTACAATCAGAATGACCTTCTTCTCCAGACATTATATATATAAGAAAATAAAATAAATTTTACTTAAAAATTTTGAACGCGCCAAAAAAATTACAAATAAAATCTATAAAATACAAAATTTAGCCACGACATCATAAGTATTTACATCAGGAACTAACATACTACAAATATTTGTCCTACATAAAGCACAACAAGGATTTCCATTTTTTAAAGATTGAAGAGATTGTATAATACATGTTTTACAAAAATCATGATTACAATTAAGAGTAACAGTATCTTCATATTTTAATGGTTCATAACAAATAGGACAATCTTCCAAAACACAACTTTCCTTACTTTTTTTATTATTATTTGTATTATTATTAAAACGCGATACAATAGGAGTTATAAAATATTTCTTATTAGAAACCTTTTCAAAATCATGTTGTAAATTACGAGAGATAGGAATAAATTCATCCTCAGCAGCAATATAATCTTCATAATTAATAAATGTATGTATATTAGTTTGATTATAAAGAGGAACCATTTCATCAATAATATTTCTCATAGGATTTCTATCAATAAACCAACTGATATCATTAGATTCATCAATTTGATTTAAATCTTGTGCGTATGATGGCACAGTATCTGGTGTATAAGGTAAATAATGATTAGAATACATATTATGAAAATGATTATATAATTTGAACGCATGTTCTTTTTTATTAAGAGATGCGTTAGAATAAGTAAACTTAACAGAAACAACTCTTAAAATAGATAAATTATAAACACGACAAATTTGATAAATAAATTCAATATGATTTAAATTAGCGGTTTCAATAAATATACTTTGAATATGATTATAATGAATTAAAATAGAAGGATCAACACAATTACGAATATTATGATCCGAATTACCACAATAAGAACAACAAGGCATTTTTAAAAAGTAAATTAATAATTCATAAATTGTATATTTTAAACACAGCAAAACAGTTTAAAAGTATTTCAATTTTTTTTATAAAAAACAAAAACAAAAAGAATTAATATTTTGTAGAACATTTATTTGCGGAGACTTTCCAAAACCAAGGATTATTGTAAACAATTTTGATTTCTTTTCCATCAATAAGTTTTTGTCTAATAGTTTCAACGTATTCATTATTATACCATTTTTCAAAATGAATAAAAGCGCGTTTAAAAGGGTCACCTTTATCATTTTTACGTTCAATAATGTCAATACGCTGAATTTTGCCAAATTTTAATTCTTCAAATACTTTGCGAATATTTGAAGAATCAATATTTCCATATGGTAAGCGTGGAATACAAAGAGAAGGTTGTGATAAATTCATTTTTTTTTTAGAAGTTTATAAAACAAATAATTAAACCAGCATATAATTAAATGATAAATTTCAATTTTTTAAATAATTCCAATTCTTACTAAAATAGTTCCTTAAAGTCGTTCCTTAATGTCGTTCCTTAAAGTCGTTCATTAATGTCGTACCTTAAAAAAAGAATCTAATGTAGATAAATAATTCATTATAAAATGACTAAAATGTTTACAATTATGATTGTATAAATTCATTCCTGTTTCTTTTTTATTATTATTCCAATCATTTTGTATTGTTAGTAAGTGTTTTCTTAAATTAGAATCGTAAATATCATCAATAGATATAGGTTTAGTTTGATACCATTTATCTAAATCCCATGATTTCAATTTCCGAATACGTATTTGAGCTGAAACATTTTTACCAGTAAATAAATTTATTAATCCAATAGTATTATCTTGTATTAAAGGTGTATAATCAATTGTAATAATAGATTCTTTATTATCATTATAAATGATAACTACATCATGAAGTTTTAAATTAGGCATAAAACTAACAATAGCGGTATATTCTTTATAAAAATGATATTTTTGTGTTTTAATAGTATTTATAATTAATAACACCAAAAAAATGTATAGAAAAAACATTAGTTAATTTATTATTATTTTATTCATATATAAATAAAAATAACAACAAATTAATTAAATAAATACAATTAAAATAATTATTATAATAATTATTACAGCTAAAAGTCTACAATCATTACGAGAATGTCTATCATATAAATCATTAGGAGTTGAAAATGGAGACGAAGAGTCGTTGTTATTCATATTACTAAAGCATAAAAATTAAAATAATAATAATATTTGAATCAATTTTTTTTTACAATCTAGCAAAAAATTTAGTAAAACATATTTTCTTACCAAATAAAAAAAATTGAAATAAGTTTTCTAACTATTAACCAGTTTAATTAAAAGTTTTCAAAGATGTCTTCAAGAATGAATCAATCAAAGAGTATTGTAAAGAAGTATTGTAAAGTATGTCATGATTCTGGAAAATCAGAAAAGGAATACACTTCTCATTTTACAAGAGAAAATCGTGATCCAAACGCCAGAATCATTTGTCCAATTTTAAAAGCATTAGAATGTCGCTATTGCTGTAAAAGTGGACATACAGTAAAGTATTGTCCAGTCTTAAAAAATAATAAAAATTATAAAAAAAAGGAAACAAATAAAAAAGATACTAACAACAAGGTAACAAATGAAAAAAAAGAAGAAACAAATAAGTTTTCTTGTTTATATGATGAAGAATCAGATGATGAAAAAGAATCAGTTCCAGTTACACCAATGATTTCCTATGCGACCGTTTTAAAAACCGAACAAAAAAAAGATATAGAACCAAAAATGTTGGATCCAGTTGTTTTAGAAGCAGTAGAAGAAGTAAAACCAAGGGCAGTCTTACCTAGAAGAAGAATATTAGATTGGGCAGCTGAATGTGATACCGATTCAGATGATGAATAAATAAATAAAAAATTTTATAAAAATATAAAATAAATAAAAATATAAAAATCAATAAAATAATAAAAATAAAAAAATTTTATAAATGTAAATAACTAACCTTTTTTTACATTTATTTATTTGATTAGTTAATGGTTAAAATAAAAAAGTTGTTTATAAATAAAATATTTACTAAATTTATATAATGTTTGGAAACAAGGCTCCAATATGCGAGTTAAAAGATAATTTGGATATGGCAATTGCAAAGTTCGTAAAAGATTCCAAATTACAAGAATTGTTGCCAGAAGAATTGCGTTGTTTTTTACCAAAAAATTTTGAAGCAGAAGGAGAATCAACTGTTTCAAAAATAGTTAAATTTAGAACAAAACCTTCACAGTTATTAACAATAAAAAAGACAGGTAAAGCTATTTCAACAATTAGTCAAGATGATGCTTTAAATAGAGCAAACCAATACGCACAATTAACAGCAAACGACGCTTTAGATCAAGAGTCAGTAGCATTACAACGATCAGTAGATTTAGCAAGTATAAATGACTCAGAGTGTGGTTTAGATTCAACAACTTTAGAAGGATTTATTGAACAAATACATGAAAAAAACTATAAGTTAATAAAAGATTTAATATTATTTGATTTGGATTTAATTATTAAAAAGGATGAAACACTAACAATTCCAAAGGATATAACTTTAACAAATAAAAAACTTATAAAAAATTTAGGAAAAATGATTAATTATGGAAATATAAAAAATGAGAATGAAATTTTAAATAATGTGGATGGTAAAGAAGGTGGACAATTTATTAGTTATAAGGGTAGTAGCTATCAAGGTAAATTGCCTTCATTAACTGCCTCATCAATAACATGGCCTAGCGGAACAGATTTATTTACTGTATCTAATTCTTCCATTACCATTACTAATAATAATTCTAATATTTACTGTATTTATCAAAATACATCAACTCCTACATCAACAACAATTACATTAAATACAAGTCAGGTCCCTGCAGGAATAACAGGTTTTTATTTTACTAATCTTCAATCTGTAGGTGGAGGTGGAGGTGGAGGTGGTGCTAAAAATGTAGTTGGTACTAAAAAAGATAGTAATCCTAGTGTATCAAATATTGGTAATGGTGGTGCTGGAGGCGCAAATATTGTTACCTCTACTTTAAATTATTATAATTCTAAAAATCCAATTCCAATAAATTCTGATATAGAAATAAGTTTTACTACAGGATCAGGAGGAACAGGTGGAACATGCTCAAGTACAGGTGATAGTTGGAGCGGGTGGGTAAGTTCATTAACTAGTAATGGGGCAGGGTCACCTGGAGGTGAGTCTAGTATAACCATCACTAATACTAGTACAAATCCTGCTACAACCTACTTTAGTCAACAAGCAGGTGGTGGTGCTGGTGGTCCTGTTTTGGATATTTCATTTCAATCAAATACAAATTCTTTTGATAGTAATTGTCAATATGATCCTTTAGCTGTCTCAACTTCTTCTTCTTCTCAATATTATGATACAACAAATGGAAACCCTATTTCTCAACCAATTATTGTATATGGATTTTCAAGTGGATATGGTGGGATGAGTTATAATGCTAATTCTAATTATAATAGTATTCCTTACAGCACTTATGGGCAACCACCAAGTGGTGGTTCATATGGAGCAGGAGGTGGGTCAGGAGTCGCTCAAGGACCGTATTCCAATAGTGGAACTAAGGCAACCAATCCATATTCTGGAGCTCAGGCAGGAGGCGGGGGAGGTAGTATAACATCAAATATTGGAGGTTTAGGTTATTCATATTATACTGGGTCACAACCTTCTCCATCATATGGAGGTGGTGGTGGTGGAGCAGGAATACTATGGAATAATGGAGGTTCAAATAGTGGGCAAGATGGAGGTTCAGGATATAATAGTATAACAATAACTTTTGTTCAATAAAAAAATTTTTATAAAATTTGATAACTTATGAAAAAATTATGAAATTTTATTTACGTAAATGGTTTCTTAATCCAGGAATAATATTTCCTGAATTTTTGTTATCATGATTAAAAATACTTTCAGATAGATTAGGTTTTATAGGTGTTGTAAAAAATTTAACACTTCTTCTGTATCTTCTTTTGTTAGTATGGATTCTTTTGTTAGTGTGTCTTCTTTTAACATTTCTTTTTTTATGAGTTTTAGATTTAGTCATATAATAATTGTATAAAATAAAAATAAAATAAATTAAATAAAATTGAAATAAACATAAACTAACAAATTTAAAAACAAATAGGAAAAACATGAATTTAAAAGATTTAATTTCAAAGATATCTGTATTATTAGGTTCAGAAAATAAAAAAAATAAGGTTATGCCACTATTAGATGATAATTATATAGTAGTGGATATTTTGGAAGAAGAAAAATATCAAGAAGAAGAATATATAGATTTAGAATTAGGAAATGGAATACAAATGATAACTCAAGAGAAAATATTATATTTTTACAATAAAGTGTAAAGTATTAAAAGTACAAACTTACTTATAAAAAGTATGATAAAAAGTATGATAAAAAAAAAAATGATATAAAAATATAAAAAATAATAATACAAATGATTACAAAGATTACGAATAAAAAGTATGAAATAGAACAAATAAATGATTTTATTTACAGTATAAAAGTAAATGGTGAAAATAATGATAAAATATATTCAATGCTAAAACTAATGATAAAAAATTCTTTTTATGATGATGGTCTATTTTTTTCAGCAGAAAGTGTAAAAGATTTAAAAAGCTATTTACATGAAAATTATGGAATAAATAATTTTATAAATATGATAGATGATTTGACAAAACAAATAATTTATTTAAGAAAAAATAATTATGGTTTTTATGGATTTGATTTGAATGACATAATAGTAATTGAAGATAATAAATTTGTAATATGTAGTTGCCAATACTTATTACCATTAACAGAAGATAATATGGTATTTTATTCACCTATAAATAAACCATATTTTTTTAGTCCAGATATAATTATAAACGAATTGCCATCACAAATTAGTTATAAATGTTCATATTATAGTTTAGGAGTTTTAATTACATATTGTTTAACAAAAAAATATTTATTAAAAGGTAATGAAATAAAGTCAGAAGAAGAAATAGAAAAAGAGATATATTGTTTAAAAGATACAAAAATATATTGGTTTTTGAAAAGATGTTTAAAAACAGAAAGTAATAAAAGAGAGTTATTATTAATATAAAAAAGACTAAAAATAAAAATCTATATAAATGATATATGTCTCTTGCTACATTTAAAAAAAAATCAATAAATAAGTATTCAACAGCTACAAAAGTATCAGGAAAGCCAACAAATTATTATTGGATGTATTCAGGTCCATATGGTTTAAAAGAAAGTGTAGCCTCAACAATTTTTTTAAATAGTTTATTAGGTCCAAATGGTAAAACAGGTACACCATTTGTAGCAAGTAATGCGGGATTTTCTATTAATGGAGTTCATAGAGGTATTCCAGGAATAGGTCAGTCAATGAGTTTTAGTAGAAGTGCTACACCTTTTCGTGGAATATATCCAAAAGGTTGGGGCGGAAAAAGGGGAAGATATCCTCAAAATAGAGATACAGTAAGTATTAATATTAATCCAGTAATAACGGGAGTTGCTTGTGAACCATCATGGGTAAATCCTTCAGTATTATCAACAAAAGGTATGTTAGCCAGACGATTTAGATGGATTAATTCAGGACAATATCCAAATTATTGGGTTCAGCCAAATTATACAGGAAATCAAACGGATTCCGCAAGTCAGTGGTTATACATTCAAAACAAGGCAGCAGCAAATGATTGTTGGTATGATGTTAATAGTGACGATCTTTATGTTGATTATATTAAGTCATGTGGTTCTACTGGCTGTCAAACTACTCCAGCACGTGGTTATACTATGGGTATACAACAATCTAATGCTCCTTATACAAAAACAATTCATAGACCAAAAGATTCAAGTGCTTATACATTACGAGTTCAAAGAAAATGTCAAAATCCAGTTGGTCTCCAAAAACCATTCCCTTATGCTGTTCAATCAGGTACAGGTATTTTAACAGGTGGTATAACTGTTAACAATGTAGCAAACGCATGTAATACATCAGATATATTTTTAACGCCACCTGACTGGTATACGGAAGCAACAATAAAGGCAGATGGAATTAGAGTTACTAAAGAGGATCAATTAAGAGCTCAACAACCAGACGCTAAGATATTAGAAGATAGACAAAGACAAGTGTATAATCAAGTATTTTTGAATGGAACAACTGGTTCAAGATAATAAAAAAAAGATAATAAAAACAAGATAAAAATACTTAAATATAAATTCAGTTGTTATTTATTATGAAATATATAACAAATTTAATTGCGAAAATTTTACAAAAAGAATTGCCAAAACCAATGGGTAGATGGAATATTGATTATTGTAATAAAAAGATGAATACAAAAATAGATTTATCTAATGAGGACCATTGTGGTCCGTGCGGTCAATATATAAAAACAAAGATTGATTTACAAAATAAAAGTAAGGTTCCTTTTATAAAAGATTTAAAAATAATATAATAATAATAATAATGCCTTACAGAAGAACAGTAAGTTTAGGAGACATTTCAAAATGTACATCTGAAGATTTAAAAAATATATTAGTAAAAATTCAAGAAAATAGTAATGAAAATGAAATTTTATTGTTGGAGTATTTAAATTATATAAGAAATTACAATAAATTAACAGATGAAATGCTAGAAAACATAAAAAAGATGGATGAAGAAAGTAAAATGACAATATTAAAAGAATTAAATAAATTAATAGATATAATAAACCAATTAGCTTATAATTAATAAAAAAGAGAAGAGGGATTAAATATTTTTTTAAAACGAGAATCTTGAATAATTGGTGTATCAAATTCATCATTTGTTAAATCATATAGTTGATAATATTCATCATAATAGGAGTCAAAATCATTTTGTAAACTGGATACAGAATTATTAAATGGATCCATCAAATTTTTTATAAAATTGTTCATTTCTTCAGGATTGTTAGTTTCCTTATTATTAAAGAAAAAATTATAAATAAATTGATTACGTTTATTTTCACCATCTCTAATTTCTTTATGAAACATTTGATCAATGATAGAAAAAGCGGTTTTCAATAATATAATTTCTTTAATAAGTTGTCTCTTTTTTTTGAATAATTTAATCACAATTTTAGCAATTGTTTTAATTTTTTTATCTTCATTTAAAGAATTACATGTATTACTACATTCATAAATATATTTTAAATGGGTAAAGTATCTAATTTCATTTTTAACATTAGTAAGATCAGTTATAATTTTTTTACGTTGATCTTCTATTCTTTTAATTATAGAAAAAATGTTAGTATTATAAATAACAGGATATCTCATTCTAATAGTGCGTGGAATAATGAATTGATTGGTTTCTTTAATTTCAGCAATTTTCTTTTCTACATCATCCAATTTTTGTTTCATTTCTTTTTCAATATCACATGTAGATTTGTCTATTTTGATAGTTAATTCATTTATGTTTTTATTTAAAATAATCAGTTCCTCATTTAAATTTTTTATTTCAAACTTTATTATATCGCTTTCATGATTAAAATTTTGAGCCGGATCATAATAATGATTAATTTTTTTATTAATGTTTTTTTTTCGTTCTATTAATTGATCCAGTTCATATTCTTGTTTTTGTAAATCATTATAACGGAATAATAAAACTGATCCAGAACAAAATTCAACTGTACTTTGTAATTTATCATATTGATGTGATGAGATTTTATGAGCTTCAGAAGCAGCATCTAATTTTAAATAATTAACAATAGCCAATAAAAAAGCAATAATTCCATTTAAAGCTGAAATGAATACGGGTCCCCATATGAAATTACTAACATAAGAAGATAAAACAGTGGCTGCTGTTGAAAATAAGATAGATGGTAACATATAAAAATTAAGATGTATTTCACAATAATATTTAGCTTCCATATAAATAATTTTATGACCTTTTAAATAACTAGCTAATATATCAAATGCGCTACTATATTTATGATTAATATCAGAATATATTTGATTAATTTTATATTCTACATCTTTAAATTCTAATTTTTGGAAAGGAGGCATATTTTTAATTTTTACATTATCTATCATATTAAGTAAATTTTCATCTTCAGAATCGTAATCATAATGATCGTTTAAATTAACATAATTTTCTAATAAAATTTCGGCTTTATTATTAGATTTGGGTGTGGATATACTATTTGTGCCTTCTTCAATTTTTATTAAAATATCATTATCGTCTAATAATTTAGGAATTGAATCATTTAATTCTGTTGTAATCAAATTAATATCAATACTATTTTTATCTATATAATTTATATTAATATCAGAATTTTCTTCACTAATATTTAACAATTCCATAATTATATATTTTATCTCAAGATAAAATATATGACAAAAACACGTAGAAATAAGACTGGTACAAAAGGGCGTGGATCATATCTAAAAGGATGGTCAAAACAACAACCAACTACTCACCAAAGAACGGTAATGATGAAAAAATGTGGTAAAAAATGTTTTCTTGGTCCCAATAAATCATTTCCAATTTGTACAAAGAACACATGTTCTATAAATAAAAAAGGGGTACATGCTGCTTACACACGTGCTAGGGAATATATGACAATTAGAGGTACAAGAAAATACAAAAAAATAGCAAATAAAGCTTATAATATGTTATATAAATAAAATGTTATTTAATAAAATTGAATTACTTTTTTAAAAATATAGTAAATATATAAATTTAATATATAAATTAAGTAAGATAAATGAAAGAAATAAAAGAATTTGAACATGAATCATGGGGATGGTTTATAGACCTTGAATCACATCAAAATAATGAAATTTTTAAAAAAAAATTTGAAAATTATAATTATTTAATAAAAAAATCAAAATGTATAAATAGTTATTTAATTGTATATAATTTAATAGGTACGATTACAATTATATATATAATGTTTTCTATTTTCAAAATATAAAATATAAAATATAAAAAATTTTTTAAATTATAGGTCTAACAGTGGGTGGATTAAAAACCATATAAGATGTATAATTTAATTCTCCGCATTGCGAATTACCAAATAAATAACCACAGGGGTCAATAATATTAGCTTGATAAAAAGAAGGTGGAATAGGATTGTTATTTGGATCAATTATAACAGGACTATTATTAGGACAACCATTAATAGTATCAGTATCATTAATATGTTTTAAACAATCACTTGCGCTATAATTTGTAGTATTTAAAACTGTACAAACACGATTTAAATCTAATTTGGTATATTGTCCCATGATTAGATTAGCTTTATTAATAGGAATAACAGTATTGCTACATCTGAGTAAATTAATAGCATCTCGGCCAGTTTTGAATAATGCTCTCTCTTTATAATCAGCAGCAACTAAAATTTTACCGCAAGTATCTTTGCTATTACAATAAATTAGTTTTGCTTTTTTTCTATTGATATAATCACTTTGATAAAGATTTTGTCTAAATGTTCCAAAAGTGGGTTTAGCTGGTATTGGAGCGAAAGCATGTGCCATTTATATAATGATAATATTAATAAATAATTAAATTATAAAATAAAGAAAATAAATAAAATACTATACTAATAATATATAAATGTCATTAATAAAATTTACAAATAATAAATTAAAAAAAATAGTAAATGTTTATCAATTAAAATATTTAAATGGCGAATCTCCAGGTTTTGGAGATTTTTTAAGAGGTTGTTTTACGTTCAATCAAATAGCACAGTTATTGGGTTTAGAATTTGATTTAGATATATCAAATCATCCTATATCAAAATATTTAGAAAATTCAAAAAAAGTAGAAGGTATTGATTATAATAATATAGAAAGATCGTTTGAATATAATATAGAAAATTATAACTTTAAAGACAATATAAATCCTGTTTTTTTAAATAATATCATATCATGGTTAAATAAAAAAGATTGCGAGATGCTACCTACTTTTGGAAATGCTTTTCCTATTTTTAATAATTATAAACAAGAAACAAAAAATTTGATAAATTCAAAAATACAACCAAATGAATTAATGAGAAATTATATAGATTATACATTATCAGAATTGGGATTATCTAAAAAAAAATATGCGGTTATTCATATTAGAACAGGTGATAAATATTTGTTAAATGGTGAAAAAATGGGTGAACGATTAATAAAAAAAGTAAAAATGATACTAACTAGATATATGATACCTGAAAAGCAGTATTTAATTATAAGTGATTCAAATTATTTAAAATCTAAATTAAAAGGTATTCCAAATTGTTATGTATTAATAAGACAAATAGCGCATTCAGGAGGTTGTCAAGAGCATACAGTGTCACAACAATCAAATGGTTTAATGAATACAATGTTAGATTATTATTTAATGAGTTTTTCAAATACCATAGTATCCATATCAACATATATTCATGGAAGTGGATTTAGTAGATTTTGTGCTATTTTAAATAATATACCTTTTAATTTTCTTCATATAGAAGAATAATATTTTTATCAATATTATATATGATTTTAAATAAGTTTGTAAATAATAAATTAAAAAAGATAGTGAATGTTTATCAACTAAATTATATAAATGGATCAAGTCCAGGAATAGGTGATTTTTTAAGAGGCTGTTTTTGTTTAAATCAAATAGCAAATTTATTGGGTTTAGAATTTGAAATAGATGTTTCAAATCATCCAATATCAAAATATTTAGAATATTCTACTCATATTCATGGAATTGATTATAATAATTTAGAAATTGCGTTTCAAAACGGAAACAAAGACCAAAATGGTTCCATAGATTATGAAGGGAGACAAACAAATATAAATCCAAATTTTATTAATGATATTATAAATTGGTTAAATACAAAAGATTGCGAAGTGCTAGGTTTTTTTTGTAGCGCGTTTCCTAGTTTTTTTAATCATAAACAAGAAGGAAAAGACTTGATAAATTCAAAATTACAACCAAATGAGTTTATGAGAAATTATATAGATTATACTCTTTCAGAACTAGGATTAACAAAAAAAGGTTATGGTGTTATACATGTTAGAACAGGAGATAATTATCTAGTAAATGAGGATCCAATTGATATACATTTTATAAATAAAATAAAAAATATAATACTTAATTTAATATCTCCTGATCGGAGGTATTTAATAATAAGTGATTCAAATGTATTCAAAACACATATGAAATCGGTTCCACAATGTTATACAATAATAAGAAAAATAGAACATTTGGGAGGCGATTTTATAAAAAATACAGAATCAAATGGAGTAATGAATACACTATTAGAATATTTTTTAATGAGTTATTCAAATGCTATATTTTCTATGTCAGTTTATGGTCATATAAGTGGTTTTAGTAAATATTGTGGTATTTTACATGATATTCCTTTTAAATATATTAAAATATATAAATAAAATAAAAAATTTATAATATAATATATATTATAATATATATTATAAATATGTCAGTTAAAATAGCAGTAGGAATGATAGTATTAAATGGAGATTTTGTATTAAAAGAATGTTTGGAACAGATATATCCTCATGTGAGTCAAATATTAATAGCAGAAGGGCCAGTAAAGTTTTGGCAAGAAAGAGGAGTTTATACATCAACTGATAATACAAATAATATAATAGATAATTTTTATGATCCAGATTCAAAGATAAAAGTTGTTCATGGAATGTATTCAGAAAAAAAAGAACAATCAAATAGTTATATGAAATTAGTAAATCCAGATATAGATTATATTTGGCAAATTGATAGTGATGAAGTTTATAGAACAGAAGATATAATAAAAATAAAGGAAATTTTGAAAACAGAGAAACCAACATCTATGGGAGTAAGAAGTTGTAGTTTTTATGGAGGATTTAATAATTATTTAACAGGTTTTGAGTTAAATAATGATAATTTTTTAAGAATTTTTAAATACGAAAATGGTGTTTTTTGGAAGGATCACAGACCTCCTACTATGGACTATAAGACTGTATTTCCTAAAAAACATATAGATAGTGATACATTATTTAATAAATGGGGTGTCCAAATGTATCATTATTCTTATGTATTTCCAAGACAAGTAAAAGAAAAAACAAATTATTATAAAACATTTACTAATAATGGAAGTGGAATTATTCCAAAATATTTTGAAGCTGTATATTTAAATTGGGTATATTCTGATGAAAATAGGAGATTAGATATAGAAAACAAATATAGAGGTGTTCATGAATTTATACCATCTAGACGCGGTGATTGTTATACAGCAAAGTTTAAATGGGAACATCCAGAAGCAATTTCTCGTAATATGGAAAAATTAGAATGGGAATTTAATAAACAGAAATATAAAGTAAGATCAGACATGATAAATAATTGGAAGAATGAAGATATACCTAAATTACAATTGGAATTAAATATCAAACAAATAAATGATAGAAATAATTATCCACAACATTGGATAAATTTACTATCTGGATTGGAAAATACAAAAATTGATAAATTAAATAAAGTTTTTATAGATATTGCTTGTGGAATAGGTACAACATCTCAATTATTAAAACATAATAATGTACCATATTTATATTTCGGTTATGATTTTTCTCCAAGTATGATAGAAACTGCTAAAAATACCTGGCAAAATGAAAGTTTTGAAGTAAAAGACTTATTTACATTTGAAAAAATGGATAATAATAATAATAATATAATTTATGCCGATGGAATATTAGATTTATTAATAAATTCAGCAGAAACTTTAAAATATATTTTGTCATTAAATGCCGAATATGTAATTTTAAATCGTATAAACATTTCAGATAAAACAGGTTATTCTATTTATAAAGCATATAATATAATTGATTGTGTAAATTTTAGATTTGAAGAAAATTTTTTAAATCAATTAATAAACGATGGTTCTTACAGCATAATAAACAAAATTAGTAATCAATATAATTTATTTATATTAAAAAATAATAAATTTTAGTTTACAAGTTTACATTTTATAATTTAATTATATATATATTATAAAATGTATCATCATATAACAATATTATGTGATTATAATTATATATATTATTCTTTAGCTCTAGTTTATTCCTTATTAGATAAAAGTAAAGAAGATTTTGTAATAGATTTTTTGTGTTTAGATGATGAAACATATGAAATAATGAAAACAATTAACTATAAAGTAAAAGCATACCGAGAATGTGATATTTTGAAATGTAAAAAATTAATGTGGTATAAACACAATGATAGATTAAATTATTTTTTTACATTAGCTTCATATTTTTCAAATTTTATTATGAAAACTACAGATTGTAAATCAGTTATGTATATAGATTCTGATATTTTATTTCATAAAGACGTTTATTATTTATATAATGCTTTTGATATTAAAGATGTTGGAATATTTAGACATAGATTTACTGGAGGTAAAGATTTTTGTGGAGAATTCAATGTAGGAGTAGTTTATTTTAAAAATTCACAAAAAGGTCGTAATGTTTTAGAATGGTGGGCATACGCTGTTCTTCATAAAAAATATAGTAATCAAGGATTAGATACATGTGGTGATCAAAAATATTTAAATATGTTTCCTAGATTATTAAATGAAAATGAACTTTTTATAGATGGTAATATTGGACATGGTGCTCCATGGAATTGGGTAGATACAGACTTGTCAAATGTTGATAAATACTTAATAAAATATAACAATTCAGAACAAGTATTAGTTTTTACGCATTTTTCTAAATTTAAGTATGATTTTTTAAAAGATACATATGATGAAAAATACGCGGGTTATTCTCCCCTAACAAACGATAATGCTGTATATAATCATCCATCATTAAAAATATTACATAATGAATATTTTTTTCATTTAAAAAATATTAATAATATAATTAATAATATAAAAAAAGATAAAATAAAGTTAGTAGCATTTATAATGTTATCGGATACAGATTCATATTTACATTTACATGACTGTATTCTTAAAATTTACCCTTTTATGGAACAAATTATAATTGTAATAAAGAATAATGAAAATAACTTATTAGATGATTTAAATAAAATAGAACAAATAAATAATTATAATAAAAATACAAAAATATTAATACTTAAAGAAAATTACGAATTGTATATTTCTTATATTAATAAAAATGTAGACTATATATGGTATATAGATACAAAAGAAGTATATACAATAAAAAATATAATAAAAATATTTGATGAATTGTACGATAAAACAGCAACTTTTGTGAATATTCTAACAGGAATTGAAAAATCAAATAATAATAAAATATTTAAATTTATAGAAGGTATTTGCTTTGAACCCAATAATCCAATATCAATCCAATATCCAAATGAAAATCAAGTCATAACAAAAAATATAATTTTTGATTATGATAATTAAAATAATATTAGTTTTAGAATAAAAATAATATTAAAGATATACATGAACATGAACATAAATAAACCAAATTTGCCATATATTTTTGAATTAATTGAAAAAGGAAACGAAGAAAGACCAGGAAAACTAATAGCAATAAATGATAATGAAATTAATTTTCCAATTAAACGTATATTTTATTTATATGATTTTAATGAAGATAAAAATCTGAATAAAAGAGGTTGTCATGCCCATAAAACAACGAGTCAAATTTTAATAATGGGAAAGGGTTCAGTAGATATACATACAAAAAATATATATTCAAATGAAGAACTATCGTTTACATTAATTAAACCGAATCAAGCATTATATCTTCCACCTAATAATTTTATAGAATTAATAAATTTTACACAAGACGCATTTATGATAGTATTATGTGATGAAACATATGATAATGATGTATACATTAAATTAGAAGACTTATATAAAAAATAAGTTATATAAGTAAAATAAAGATAGTATATAAATATAATGGCTGGATTAAATGTTCAATCAGAAGGAAAAAAAATTTTAATTAATAATGTTGGAGAATATAATAGACTATTCCAGGAAAAATATATAGAAAATTTAAATTCTTTAATAAATAAAGGAAATTATATTCTTGGAGATGATGTTATTAATTTTGAAAATAAAATGGCAAAATATATTGGAACAAATTTTTGTTTGGGCGTTAGTTCTGGAACAAGTGCTTTAGAACTAGCATTTGATTCTCTTGGATTAAATAATGATGATGAAGTAATTATTCAAGCAAACGCATATATAGCATGTGCTTTTGGAGCATTAAAATCAAATGCGAAATTAGTATTAATTGATTGTGACAAAAATGGTATTTTTGACCTAAACGAATTTGAAAAAAATATAAATCCAAAAACTAAAGCTGTTTTAGTGGTTCATTTATATGGAGACTGCTGTAATATGAATATATTATCATTTATTTGTAAAAAAAATAATATTAAAATTATTGAGGATTGTGCGCAATCACAAGGAACAAAATATAATAATAAAATATTAGGTTCTTTTGGTGATATTTCTTGTTTTAGTTTTTATCCTTCTAAGAATTTAGGTGCTTTGGGTGATGGAGGCGCAATATGTACGAATCATGAATATTACTATAATAAAATAAAACATTTGAGAAATCTAGGAAGTATAAAGAAATATGAACATGAAATAAAAGGAACAAATTCTCGTTTGGATACATTACAATCTTTATTTTTATTAACTAAATTTGATGATATTGATAACTCAATTCAAAAAAAACGACATTTAGTTCAAAATATATATAAAAAAATGAATAACAGATTATTTAAACATATAGAAAATGATGATAGAAAAGTATATCATTCATATCATTTATATGTTTTACAACTAAATGATAGAGTTAATAGAGAAGATTTTATGAATTATTTGGCAAATGACGGCGTAGAAACAATAATTCATTATAAAATTCCATTTTATAAAACTAATGCTTTTTCAGAATTTAATAAACTAACATTTCCAAATACAGAAAAATTATCCAATACAATAGTTTCTATTCCTATTTATAATACTATGACTTTAGAACAAGCAACATATGTAACAAAAGTAATTGAATATTATGATATGTCTTTAGATTATTGGATGTAATATTATTATAATAAACCATTTCTTCAATTAATTGTAGAAAAGATGTTTTTGTAAAATTCTCTTGCCTTAAAAAAATTTATCCACTTCTGCTGCCCAGAAATACCCGTAATAAAAGCTATTTTTGACATAGATTAAATACACAATTTTTATTTTTGTTGTTTACGAGTTTTTTTATTCTTTTTATTCTCTTTCTTTCTGTTTTTGTTAGTTTTTTTAAATACTTTTTCAGAATCAAAGATGTTTGTTAAAATAAGATGTTCTAAAAGGGCAATTTTTAGATATTGTCTAGAGGTTTTAGTGGAATAAACCATAGTTTTATATTCATTACTATTAAGAAATTTTTCTAGTTTTTTCCTTTGAGAAATGGTATTAAAAGGAATATAAAATGTATTTGGTCCTGAACCATATTCACCAGAATAATCCATTTTAAACGCATTATCGGTAGAAATTGAGAAAATAATTGCTTTTTTTATTCCAAATCCTGGAGCTAATTTGGGATTGTTAGTATAAATTATTTTAGAAGGTGTATAAACAATAGGATATTTTACAAGTTTACTAGAACCTTTATAAGAATCTTTATTAAAACCACGATTATAAATGACATTATTTCTTTCATTACTAACATATTTTTTAATAAGTTTTTCAGTATCTAATGTCCAATCGCGTATTGGATTTACTGGACGATCTTGTAGCTCAATTTTAAATTTATTTTTTCCATTATCAATAATAGTAAGATCTGGTTTTCCATTTTTTTTAAGTAAGAAATAACAAATGGGTTGTTGAATATCTGGGAAAAATGTTTGATTAGATGGGTTAAAACTAACAAATGGAATTAAGTTTTTAATTAAAGTTTTATAACATTCAGAACCATTACCAGAAAATATATTATCAGGAACTATAAATGCCAAATATCCATCTTTTTTCAAAATATCATATGATTTCAAAAATATACGTTCATATAATTTGCTTTTTCCACCAGAAATTCGTTTACCTTTACTTGTAAGTCCATAATCATCTTGAAATGGCGGATTCCCAAGTATACAATCAAATGATAATAAAGAATTAGAAGTTTTATGAAAGTTAAAGTCTTGTAAAAAATCGCCACAAATTAGATTTACCTTTGAACCGAATAGTTTTATAATAATATTACAATTATGTTTATTTAATTCCACCATAAATAACATATTTTTTATAATATGATTACTTCTTTTAGTTTCATTGGATTCCCATTTTTCAAGACCTTTCATTAAACGTAAATAAACAAAAATCATAAAAAATCCTGTACCAACTGAAGGATCTAACCATTTTTTAAATGGGTCATTCCAAATATGATTAGGAAATAGATCTAAAATTAGATTAATTAATGCGGGATGAGTAAAAACTTCACCAAATTTATCCTTTTCCAATTTTTTAATAGGTAATAAATTGGTTATAAATTGATTAATTTCTTGAATATTCATTTGATATATTTTTTTTGTCATACTTATAATAATAATATAAATAAAATTGAATATCATTTTATTTTTGAATTTTGTTAGTTAAAAAATAAAATATGAAAAGATTCATATGTTGTTTTAAAAAATTTATTAAACTATCATCAAATAGTTTAAATAATGTAAATGATAAATTAGAAGGTCCAATTTCTTATGAAGAAACGATAAAATTTATTCCACCTATAAAAAATGGTATTGTAATAAAAGTTTATGATGGTGATACTATAACGATTGCTTCAAAATTACCTTATAAAGAATCTCCTATTTATAGATTTTCAGTTAGGTTGTCTGGTATAGATTGCCCTGAAATAAAAGGAAAAGATAAAAATGAGCGAAGTTGTGCTGAATTAGCAAAAAAAGAATTAAGTAATTTATTAATGAATAAACTAGTAACATTAGAAAACGTAAAAACAGAAAAATATGGTAGAGTGTTAGCAGATGTTTATTTAGATAAATTACATGTAAATAATCATATGTTAGAAAAGGGATTAGCAGTTCCCTATGATGGAACTACAAAAATAACTCCGAAAGATTGGATGTATTATTATAATAATTGGGTTGATCATCATAATGGTGGGGACACATATCAATCATAGCGATTTATAATTTATAAATCATAAACAACCAAATATGATAAAACAATACTATAATCCATATTATTAAAATCTAAAATACGTCCATATTCATCCAACATCTGTATTTTTAGTTTTGAAACATTAACTGGACCAAAATAATGTCTGGGAGCAACTACTAAATTTCCAGCAAATTGTGAAATATTAATATTAGTAGAATAAAGCGATGCGCCGTTAACTGAAATTCTTGCTAAAATATTTTTATTCAATATAGATGAATTAAAAGCACTATAAAAACCATCACTTACATTATTATTGTAATCATCAACTACTAAATAAAAATATCTAGGACCAATTAAACTAACAAGACCCTCAGAAACATAAGTTAAAGCATTTTCATAATATCCTTCTCTAAACCCTAGTAACCATCCTAATTTTAAAGGTAAAGGGGTTTGTCTATCTTCATTACCATATTTATCAGTTAAAAAATTAATTGAAAAAGATGTCAAACCATCAGTTGATCCAAACAACATTCTTTGACTACCTCCAACTAATTCTAAACTAGTAGTAACATTTTCAATATCTGCTTGAATTTGTATTTTATTATAGGGAGTAACAGAGCTTGTTAAATAATTATTCACATATGTTTGAAAAGATAAATAATCATAATTTCCATCTGGAACTGTAACAACTAAAGGATCATTTCCTTCAATTTCTAATGTAAAAAAATTATTACCAAAAACTTTGGAAACTGTATAAAATGAAGCAGGAAATTCAATTGCTGCTAATTCCAAAAATACAACTTGATTAAACGTACCAGGAAGATCAATTTGAAAATTAGATGATGTAGTGGTATAATAATTTTCTCTAAAACGTGTATCAATATTTAAAATTTTTTTTAAAATTCTTTTATCAAGAGGATTGATATTTCCAGGAAAAAATTCCATTCCATAACCATAAACATAAGGAGTTGAAGGTTTTTGAATAATGCTAGTGTTTCCAGCTTCAACAATTTGAGAAGAATTTAAACTAAGATCTAAATGTTGTATTTTTTTCAAATTGCTAGCAATATCGTTTAGTGTAGAAGAATTAGAAGAACTAGAAGAATTATTTTTTTTATTGGAAGTAGAAAAATTATTAATCAATGTATTTTTAACCTGAGAAATGAATGAAATAGTATTAGTTTTAACAGAAATTGGAATATTATTATCCTTTTCAATATTTTGCTTTAATTTATTTTCTTGTGATTGAATTGAGAATACATCGTAATTAACAGGTAATTCAAATATACTTTCAAGTTCTTTTATATTATAATTATTGATATTTAGATCAAAATTAGAATTCATTATTATATATATAAATATGATTTTTTTATTATATTAAAATATAATAATGTTTTCATACGAAATTAGTAATCTAAATAATCATATAATAAATAATAATGATATAGCTGTAATACCATTTGGTCATAGATGTACATCAGCTCTAGCATGTAAAGTTGCAAATTTGCGTGGATGTTCATTACCATTTGATTGGACGTTTCCATCATTTCCAGGTAAAATTAAAAAAGTATTAGAAAATAATTTTGATGCTTTTATTCCAAATGTTCATCACAATATTTTTAAAAATAAATATGATATAACTTTGAAACATTTTAATAGTGATCTTGATAAAGGTATAATAGAATATATAAGACGTATAAAAAGATTTAACAATATAATAAGATCAAATAAAAAATTATATTTTATTTATATTAATGAAGATTATTTATATGATGTCAATTTTAGAGAAGACGAATTTAATGATAATATTTTTAATGAAATGTTAGATCTTGAAAAATATTTAAAAGAAAATTTTATAAATATGAAGTTTAATATATTATATTTTAATTTCAAAAAACATGATATTCCCGAAGATTCAAATATAATTAATATTATTTTAGAAACAACTAACTTATATGAATCAGAAATAGATGCGCCACTTAACGAAATACGATTTTTTTGTGGTGAGGTACTAACAAAAATTTTTAATACTGAATGCGAAAAAGAGTTATATAATAATGATACATTTAATAATTAAATATTTACTAAAATAAAATTGATTATAAAAGGAAATAAAAGTAAAACGATAATAACAATATATGGAATTTTCTAAAGACCAACAAATTGCTTATAACAAATATATTGAAGGAAAAAATATATTTATTACTGGTCCAGGGGGTACAGGAAAAACAGCATTAATACGTCAAATTTATAAAGATGCTTATAAAAAATGTATTGATATTCAAGTTTGTGCTTTAACAGGATGTGCTGCTGTTTTATTAGAATGTAAAGCAAAAACAATTCATTCATGGTCTTCTATAGGGCTGGGTAGTGGATCTATAGAAGCAAAGGTAAAAAAAATAATGAAAAATAGTTACGCAAAGGCATTATGGAAAGGTATAGATATTTTAGTAATAGATGAAGTTTCTATGATGTCAAAAAAAATATTTGAAATGTTAGATGCTATAGGAAAAGTAATAAGAAAATCCTCAAAACCTTTTGGTGGAATCCAATTGATATTTTCAGGTGATTTTTACCAGTTACCTCCAGTTGGAAACAAAGATGAACAAGAGACAACTCAATTTTGTTTTGAATCACCTTTTTGGTTTGAAACATTTGATAAAACAGATCATGTTATTTTGAGTCATATATTTAGACAAAGTGATCCTATTTATCAGCGTATATTAAATCAAATTCGTGAAGGGCGTTTAAAGCGTTCCTCTAATGAAATACTCCTACATAATGTAGGGAAGGAAATACCAGATGATTATCAAATCAGGCCTACTAAATTGTTTCCTACACGAAACAAAGTGGATTATATTAATGTTTCGGAAATGAGTAAACTAGAAGGAAAAGAATACGAATATGCTGTGAAATTTCATGCTGATTTAGAAATGAGTAAAGAAGAACGTAGTATTAGAATGGGATTCACAAAGGAGCAAATTGAAGCTGAGTTATTATATTTAAAAGGAAATTTACGTTGTGATGAAAATATAAAATTAAAAATTGGATCCCAGGTTATGTGTATTGTTAATATAGAATTAAATAATGGAGAAACTTTATGTAATGGAGCTCAAGGTATTGTTGTAGATATTGGGGCACAAGGATATCCTGTTGTTAAATATAAAAATGGTTATCAAATGACTATGCTTCGCCATATATGGCCATCAGAATTAATCCCTGGAATTGGAGTTTCCCAGGTTCCTTTGATTCTGGCATGGGCTTTAACAATACATAAAGCTCAAGGCGCTACATTAGATATAGCTGAAGTAGATGTTGGGTCAGGAATATTTGAATGTGGACAAACATATGTTGCTTTATCTAGAGTAAAAAGTTTAGAAGGACTTTATTTAACATCATTTGATGCCAAGCGAATTAGAATAAATAAAAAAGTTCAAGAATTTTATGAAATGTTACAAGATGAAGAAGAAAAAGAAACTCTACCGGAGGCTTTTATAGAAACTCAAAATATTCCAATTGTATCAAAAGATGATGTTTTACAAAATGATATAGAATAAGGGTTTTAATTGTTAAAGTTTTATTTTTTCTTATTATAAATAAAAATATATTATATGAAAAAAATCGTATCATTAATAGCATCTCATAATTCAAGAATACAATGTTATCTTGACAAATTAAATCCAAATACAACAAAAACACGTTTTCAAAATTGTGCTATTATACGTTTATCATTAACAGAAAATTCTGTTAATTTGGAGTTAGTTTATTCTGGAGAATTAAGTGAAAAAGAAAAGAGTAAATTATCAAAATCAATGCTTTATTATACAACACCTGATAAGTTCGGACAAGATGGTTTAATACCATTTCAAAGTTGGACAAGATCATCAAAATATGTTGTTGATATGTTAAATTTAACTATTGATGAATTAAAAGATAAAACTTATGTTTTTTATATTGTAAGACATGGTCAAGGGAAACATAATAAACAAATTAATTTAAAATTAGCAAAATTTAGTTCTACACTTGGATTAGAATCTGATACACGAGTTACCAATATTGGAGAAAATCAGGCATATAATTCAGGTTTATCATTAAACAATATTTTAAAAATAAAAGAAGAAATTATAAACTATTGGTTTGCTTCGGATTTGGTTAGAACACGTCAAACTATAGTAGAAATAATTAGAGGTTTAAATATTATCAAACCATCTGAAATTGTTATTTTACCATGTTCAAGTGAAATTAATACTTCCGGAACAGGGAAAGGTGATTGTGATTTAGTATCAGCATCAACATTAAGTTTTAGTAAATTTGCTATGGAAAATTATCCAAAATGTGTATTAGATGATATAGAAAATAAGAATGATGTAAAAGGATGTAATAATATAGAAGGTATACCAATTAATTGGAAATTTTATTTAACATTTTATGGAGGTAAAATGCGTAGTCAAAATGATAGAGTTTTTTTAACAATGAATAGATCAAATCCTTATAAACAACAATGTAGAAATACTAACATGATTTCAATGGCGATTTTTTTTATAAATAATAAAGATTATTTTAATGAAATTCAAAGAAGAAAATATATATGGTTTAAAAAAGGCTTATCAGATTATATAAATATTAGAAAACTAAAAGGTGGTAAACTAACAAAAAAATATAAAAATAAATCAAAAAAAAATAAATCAAAAAAAATAAAAAATTGAAATACTTTTAAATTATATACTCTAATATATAAATTAATCATGGAATCGTTATTAATTGAGAAATATGCTTGGGTTGATCAAGGATTAGAAGAATTATATTATAGATATGCGTTAACCGCCGAGAATTGTGATGAATACCAAGATGCTGGTTTATTAAAAGAAAAATGGGCTTGGGTGGATCGTAAATTAGAATGGAATGCCAGAAAAGACTCAATATTAGGTAAACGAAAACGAAATCAACTAAAAAATAAAAATAAAAATATAATTTTTAAAAATTAGAATATGATTTAAAAGTAGACGTAGAAGAAGAATAAAAAATATATAAAAAATAAAAAAAAGGTGTAAAAGCCGCCTTTTTTCTTTAAGTTAAAAATTGAATATATATTTAAGATATAAATAACTTAAAGAACCATCTCTCATTAGTTCTGTGTTATATCAAAATAAATTCCCTCATCCTGATCCTCTTTGGAACTAATTATAATATATTTATCATTTTCTAAAAAATTTTCTTCTTTATATTTGTTTATTCTTTTACAATCATAATGTTTATTTAGAGGTGCTTTTAATTTCATAATATATGAATAATCTTTTAATAAATCACACTCAAAAATGTAAAATATATCATATTTTTTGTTTACACTTAATATTCTTTTAGCATCACTTCCAGTTGTAGAATAAGCAATTAACCCATGATTTTTGCTTTCAAATAATACCATATGTTTTTTTAACATGTATTTAATTATAAGAATATATTTATATAATTTAGAGAATATTATATAAAATTAATTTACTTGTGAAATATGAAAAAAAAAATAAATAAATTAAATAAAATGGATAATTTAAATTAATTAGATAATAAAAATGTTTAACTAAGTAAAAAATATATATTTATCAAATAGATGAAAAACAGTTTCATTTGGAATCATTTATAGTATTTATAATCTTTTTCTTCTATATAAATAAGCCGCAGCAGTAGTTCCTACCATACCATAAGCAGTATGAGGTTTATAAATAAACGTTCCTTTACTTTGAGTATAACATAAAGTATTTGAACAATTATTATATTGTTTGTTATAAGGAAGAACAACTCTATCAAAAAGGGTAATATAGTTTCCAGAACGATTTAATAAATTTGGAGAATATGCGGTAATATTACTATTAGACGAATTTTGTAAAATAGAACCGTTGAAAATAGATGTCATTATAATATTAGTTAATATAAATAATATTATATAAAATTTTTATGCTACCTTCTTTCCACAAGCACTACAACCAGGTTTAGCTTTATGAACACGATCAATCATACCCGCATTTAAAGGAATAATTCTTCTAGCTATTGGAACTTGAGATACTTGGGAGGCTAAATTATTTACTTGTAAAGGAACTCTTGAGGGCCCAAAATTATCAAAATTCATTCTAAAACGTTGCATATTATTATATAATTTATAAAGATTTTAATTATTAAATCTAAAGTATTTCACTTGCTGCTACTTGATTCAAAATTTTACAAAATTCATTATTAGATTCATCAAAATATCTATTATTTTTACCAGCATAGGATTCCAATAAAACCTTTTCTTCTAAAGATAATGTAGTAATACAATTACACTCAAAAAATATATTTAATTCAAGAAGTGACACGGTTTTTATTGTTCCATCATCTAAAAATTTGATTTTATAAGCATCTCCAATAATTTCTTCAATAATTGCTTTATAAACAGTAGTATCAAAAATAAATTTCTTAGCCCAAACAAAATCTCCTACATTAAATTTATAACCAATTGATAAAATTTTTTCTTGTATAGCGTTAAGAACATCTCCGTAAATCTTTTTGTTAGCTTCTAAACTATAGGTTCCATCTAAATCTGGACAATTACAATTATTAATAATATTGGTTTTAAATGTTTTTCCACCGTAAATTGGATATGCTCTATTAAATGGTAAATATGGTGGAATAACTGGAACTGTACCTCTTCTAAGTGGTCCTTTGGCTTTTAATCTATTTAAATAACGATCATATGAATTATGTTTTATGTCACATCCAATTCCTCCAGGTGACATTGCTCCTGGTCTATTTCTAACAATTGTATATCTTGTACTACTAGCTCCATAAGCTGAACCAGAACCAGTTTTAACGACTTGAACAGATGGTCTAGCTCTATCACTCATCTGATTCCAATTAACAAATGGAGCATTTTTATAATAGGATCCAGCTTGTTCTAAAGTTTGATATGTATTTAATGGTTTTTGATAAGCTGTTAAAGATTTTAAATTCATAATGTAAAGAGAAGCATATACTCTAACAGTATTTTGAATAATTTTTTGGTTTTGATATTGATAAGCAGGGGCTTTACTGGATAATTTCAAAAAGCCTCTTCCACAACTATTCAATTCGGTAGGTCTTCCTTGAACTTGTGTTGATCCATTATAAGTTTGAAAAGCATCTATAGGATTTTGATAAAATAATACTGGTGCTAATAAATTGATACCAAGAAAGCTCATTTATATACGTTATTATTTTATTATTTTATTATTTTTTTAAAAAATTGAATTAATAAAATGTAGAGTCAATCTTTAAAAAACAAATAATAATGTCTTCAGATCACTCAAAGTTATGTTGTGTAATTTGTAATAAAAAATATACTAAAAAGTCTTCATTAGATAAACATAAAATATTATGTGATTTTAAAATAAAAACAAAAAGAGAATTAAAAATAGACGAAGAAGAATTAGGGGATATTCCAACGTATGGTCAATTAGTAAAAATTGTTCAGGAAATGGCAATAAAAATGGAAAAAATGGAAAATAAAATAGAAGAATTTAATAAATGGGTTGATAAAAAGAAAAAAAAGCTAAATGTTATAGGATGGTTAAATGAAAATATTCATCCAACTTTTGGTTTCTTAGAATGGGTAAATGTTCAATTAATTGTAAAAGAAGAACATTTTGAAAATTTAATGGAAAATTCATTATTTCATACTATTCAGCAAGTATTTGAATATAATTTACCAGAATCAAATGATATATTATATCCAATTCGTTGTTTTTCACAAAAAATTGGAATTTTCTTTATTTGTGAAAATGGAGAAAATGGTTTGCCACAATGGAAACAATTAACATTACCTGATTTTATAATATTATTAAAAACAATTCAAAATCGTATGATAAAAGTATTAACTAAATGGAAATCGGATAATCAATTAAAAATACAAGATAATGATAAAATATCTATATTATTTAATAAGACTTTAATAAAATTAATGAATATGAGTTTTCATCAAGATGCTAGTTTAAGTCGTATTAGAAATAATTTATTCAATTATTTAAAAACCGACTTGAAAACAAAAATTGATTATGAGTTTGAATTTTAAACGAACTTAATTACATGTAAAAGAGTCTTTAAATACTTTTTTTAAATATCTATATTTGTCATCTGACGTCTAGTTTTTCCTACTTTTTTATAATTGCGTTTCTTATATGTTTTTTTTGAAATGTTATTTTTACTCGGAACCTTAGTTTTGAAACAAATTGATTTTATTTCAGGATTTCCAAATGTTCTATAGTGAGCTTTTAAATTTGTTAAATCATAAACAACCGTATATTGCGTAAAATCTATATTTTTACTATCATTTTGACAATCTTTAACCGCTCCATAAACTATATCAAAATTATTCATAAAATGAAATATATTATCAATATTAGATATTTTGGTAATCTTTGAATCCAATATTAATGTTTTACTTAATAAATATGCTCTAGCAAAGCGACCAAAACTACTATAATCTCCAGGCATTCCTATTAAACCTTTACCTAAATCACATTGTCTATCATCTTCTGGATTACAGGAAAAATCTTTGAAAAAATTATTTTTATTAATTAATGCTTTTAAAGATTTTATTTGTTCTTCAAAAGATGGATTGTTAGTACAAACTTTATATTTTGAGTTATCATACCAAGTCAATGAACCTTTTTTTGCCTCAACAATAATTGTTGAACCAGTTTTATCAGAAATAAACCAATGTAAAGGAATTACACTATTAAATGGTTGTCCATACTTTTCACTATTTATATTTATTTTTTTTGATATTTTTTTTACATCATTTACAGATTTAGCATTGTTTAACAAATAACCACAAAGTTTATAACTAGCTAAATTAATTTTATTTTTTACATCAACTTTATTATAACTTTCAGAACATTTGAAATAAAATGCCATAACACATAACCCATAAATATTAATTCCATCTAAAAAATCAGTTTTTTTTATTGAGCAACCAATAATAGTTGGTGTTACAGTGGGTACAAATTTTAAAATATGTGCAAATTCCATTGTTCTTGATTGAATATATTCATCATCATTTGTTTTTATAAATATTCCTGTGCACATATAATTATAATATATAAAATTATTACATATTTTTTATATAACCTATTTAATTTTTTTATATAATTCAAAAATATTATTATCAGTATTTATTATGATAGATATTTTAGATATGATCCATTATTTAATAGGATTTATCATAGTAAGTTTTTTAATATGGGTTATAATTAAACTTCATTTACATTTTAGCAAAAACAACAAATCATTAGAAGAAATTTTAAATAAATTTTCGTAATAAATTTAGACACTATAAGGGTTATATATTTATATTATATTTTATATATAGGATGAATAATATTATACTAACAACAAAAATACCAATAAGATATATAATTGATAATGTAATTAAAAAAGAGCCTTGTAATGAATGTGAATTTAATAATTTGTTATTATTTGAGATATCAAAATATTTTTTTAATAATTTGGAAGATCAACAGAAACAAATTTTGAATAAAGGAGGTTTAAAGAATAAGAGTAAAACAAGAAAATATAAAACAAGAAAATCTAAAACAAGAAAATCTAAAACAAGAAAATCTAAAACAAGAAAATACATTTATCAAAAAGGTGGAGCAGATCCAAGAATAATTATGTTCTTTGTTTCGTTATTTTTCATATATTCAAAAGCAATAAAAAATATGTCTGATTCTGATGTAATAAATAGAATTAAAGAAGCAAATGATGTTTCTATATTGTTTAAAAATGATTATGGTACTTGTTCAATAAATACACTATTATTTTTAAAAACAATAGATTTACCAACATTTGAACAACTTTCAATAGATATAATAGAAGATAAAATCAAATTCAATAGATTTAAAATTGCTTCTTATTTAAATAAAGAATTACATATTTATTCAAAATGGTATTCAATAACGGAAAAAAATGATGAAAATAATCTTAGATTAGGAATAGATTTGAAAATTCATAATTACATTGATAAAATAAAAAATAAATTAATAGATATAAGAAAATTTTATAATTTTCCAGAAAAACAATCTATAATAACTGGAATGAGTTTTCCTTTTAAAAATACATTAAATTTATCACATTCTGTGGTAATTTGGTTAACTTCTGAAAACGAATTAATAATTATAGATCCACAAAAATTTATTAATAATGGATTAGTTTTTTATTCAACGAAACCAAATCCTCTAGAAAAAACAATATTAATAAATGAATATATAAAAGAAAATGTAGACTTACAAGCCAATACATATATATTTGAATCTTTACATTTTGAAATAGAAGATGAAAATGGAGAAAATAAATTAGAAAAAGGAAATATAAATTTACAAAATGTAATTTCTAAAATTCAAGAAACAAAAGATAAAAGTGTAATAGGTAAAATTGAAGAATTATAATTTTTATTTAGAAAAAAGAATCAAAAAAATATTTTTCCAAAATGTTATTAAAAACACAAGAGCAATTTATAATGTGAACTGTAAATTCTGACGGAATTAAAAATTTAAGAATATTGTTAGATAAAATATAATTTTTATTGTATTTACCAAACTTATTAATGGTAACTAATATTTCTTTTATAAATTCTTGACAATTATTTTTGTAAACATGCCAATTAAAAAATTTCTTGTTACCTAATCTTTTTTGAGTGTTATTTAATATTGAATTCATTGTATATTTTTTATTTTTTAATGGTATTGTTTTTATTTGTTGAGAATTATTAATCAGAAAATTTTCGCGTAAATTGATAGAATTATTTTTTTCAAGTAGCAATAATTTTTTCATTTTGTTAGGTAATTCAATTTCAAATAAGATAGAACAATGATATGGAAAATTATCCTGTGAATCAGTTATTAATTTGTTATATTTATAAAATGTAATTACATTCAATAAAAATGTTATTAGTGGTGAAAAAGGTTCTCTAACTAAATATATTTTTTTAATCTTATATTCTCCATATAAATCCAAAAGTTTTTGACATTTTTTACTATATTGATAAAAAAGAATATTATTATTATCCAGAGTCATTTTAAAAAATTTTAAAATTAAATAACTTAATAAAACAAATAATATTAAACTAACAAATAAAAAAAATATAGAAACTAATATGATGATCTTTATATAATGTTTTTTATTTATATTAACTCCAAACAAATTCATATTTTAATATAAATTAATTAGAATAATTTAATTTATTTTCTAACTAATTACTAATCTTTATTTTATTGTAATATATTTTTCTTTAAATTCATCTACTGAAATAATCGGAATATTTAATTTTCTAGCTTCTTCTGCTTTTCCAGTATCTTCATCTTTTGAAGGAGCTACAACTATAAATGTATTTTTACTAACATTTGAACCCTGAGTTGCTCCTACTTTTTTTAAAAATTCAATAATATCTTTATCACGAGTTCCAGTTAAAACAATATTTTTATTAAATAAAGGATGAGAATTATCAACGGCTATTTTTTCATGTTTTAAATACAATTTATCTTCTAAATTACATTCTTTAAGAAAGGATTTAAAATCATCAATTTTATCTACAAAAGCTTCTGCTGTTTTTAAAGCCATACCTTTAATAGCTGCTACTTCGGCAATTTTATTATTCTTAGGATCATCCGAAATCAAAATATTAGGTAATTGGTTTAGGACAAGTTCCATTTTCTTTTCACTAAATCCTCTTCCAAATATATTGGAAGCTGCCATCAAAGTAATTAAAGAAGCTTGTTTACAACCATTTTGAATACCATTGTAAACTTTTGTAGCCATTTTTCCTTTAAATCCTTCCACAGTTAAAAAGTCTTTTTCAGTCATGTTGATAATTTTTGAAACAGTGTTAAATCCTGATTTAATAATTCTTACTACATTACCCGAGCTTAATCCTTCAACTCCAATTCCTTTAAAGAATCCAGTAATATTTTTTTCAATAACAGTTGGATCTTCAGAAGCATTTTCTAGCATAACATCAACATGAGTATCATTCCATTTATAAGGAACGGAAGGCATTTTAGCTTCTTCAGCCGCAGAAGTTACCGATTTAATATGAGGTATAACATCTCCACTTCTAATAAGTTCAATAGTAGCACCTATACCAATTTTATTATCTTTAATAAAAGCAGCATTAAAACCAGTAGCATATTCAATTGTAACTCCTCCTAATTTCATTGGTTCAATTCTTATACGTGGTTTTAAATATCCATCCTTACTTGGGGTCCAAATAACATCAACAACTTTAGCTTCAGCAATTTGATCAGAAAGAATCATTTTAAAAGCAAAAGCATGTTCAGGATTTCCTGATTTACGAGGGTATATATGATCATCAATTGCGATAACACCATCAATTTCATACATATAAGATTGACGCCATTCTTTTAATAAATTTGAAAGCATTTCATTGGATAAATGTTGTTCTAATTGATATAAAACGCGTTCTACATTAAGAGTGCCAAGAAAATCCATTTGTTGAGATGGAGTCTTTTGAGGTACAATAACTTCATAAGCTACAAAATGTAAATCAACTACAGAATTACTAATAGTTTTATGATTAACAATACCAGCAACCATATTTCTTGGATTCGCAAATTTAGTTTTATATTTATCTGAGAAAACAGATTTAGGTATAATAAATTCGCCTCTAATAACAATACCTTTGTTTTTTGGTAAGCGTAAGAAAGGAATTAGGTGAGATACGTCTTGACCAATTTTACCGTTACCTCTTGTATATAGTTTAGGTTTTAAGCCCTCGGTTGTATATAATCCGCTAACACCATCAAGTTTACATGATAAAACATATGGGCCTTTAAATTTATTAGACCAATTTAATAAAGCATTAGTATCGGGTTTGATTTTATCCATAGAACCCATTTCATAAGGTAATTGGGCTTTATTTCGTTCAACTTCGGCGCCAATTTCTGTAAAAACTGGATGATCAGGATATTTATTTTCACAATATTCTTTAATAATATCGTATTGGTTATCTGACATAATAGGTTGATCATTGTGATATTTCTTGATTGAAAAGCGAATAATATCTGTTAAAATATCTTCTGAAAGAGGTTCAATAACTGTAATTCCATTTTTACGAAAATCATTAACAATTTGTATAATATCAGCTTCATTTATGTGTTCCAAAGTTGATTTATTCGGTTTCTTTTTGAGAGTTTTATTTTTTTTTATAGGTTGTTCCTTGATCAATGTAGGAAGTATTTCAACTTTTTCTTCCAAAACGGCGCCTTCATTGGTTGAATTTGCCTTCACCGATGTAGTTACCTCTTCCGGAGCTTTCTCCCCTACATCAGTGTAGGGAGTTATAGCCCTCCCATCTTTTCTTTCTGTAGGCGTCTTAAATTGAAGACCTAGGAAATCAAATATATCTTTTTCAGAAGTAAATTTTTTATCAACCTTTTCTCCCTTTTTCTTATTTTCCATTTTGTATATGCCATGTTCGTTAAATGTATAACCTTTATTAAGACCTTCCTGTCTCATTACTGTATTAAATATTTTTGAACCTGTAAAATATAAGATAGCAAATGGAAATTCATCTGGAGGAGTATATAAGAAATCTACACGACGTGCTATTCTTTCTGTACCTGGCAAAATAGCTATTACAAGTGTTTTTGAAGGTCCTCTAGATAATACATGTAAAATTATATCTGATTTAATCAATTCATCTATGTATTTTTTATATATATCTCCTGTTTTACCAGTTATTATTACATCTATATCACCTGATGATTGAGCACCTCTCCTAAATGAACCAACTATTTCCAATTTATCATCAGGATTATTGTTAGTAACCTTTTCAAAATTTGATTTTAGCAGAGTTTCAAATTCTTCTATTTCAACTCTTGGTATTCTTTCTTGTATTTGCTCATAATATTTCAAACCAACTTTCTGAATATCATTTAATAATTCATCTTGTCTATTTCTTAACTCATCTATTGATTTTATTCCTTTATCTACTAACTCTTTTGCTTTTTTTGGTCCTACTCCATAAATTTCACCTAATATATTAATTGGATTATTCTTTTCTCTTTCTAATACTCGTAATGTACCTGTTTCAACATATTCATTTAATTTGTCCATTATTGTTGAACCTATACCTGGTTTACCTTTTAATTGACTTGGACTTAGTATATCATCAGGATAATTCATAATAGTTTCTTGAGCTTTTTGGTATGCTCTAGCTCTAAATGGTTCTCCTTGTTTTAACATAATAGAACTTAATTTTTCCATTATATCAATAAATTCTTCATTAAATCTTTTTTTATTTTCTTCTTTTTCCTTTTCTTCTTTTCTTTCCTTTTCTTCTTTTCTTTCCTTTACTTCTTCCATTATTTCTAATTCACTTGGTATCTTTAACCTTATTTCAGGAGAAGTGATTTTTTCAATTATTTTTTCAGGTAATTCATTTACAACTTCATTTTGAATTGAGTAATTTATCAATTTTTTTGTTTTATTTAGGTTTTCCTTTTTTTCTTTTTTTGTTAGTTTAAACATATTTATCTCTTCTTTTGTATAACATCCTATTCCTAATGGTTTGTATTTTTGAGTTCCTTTTTTACATTTTTTTGATAATGATGTTGTTGATGATGATGATTTTAAAGTTATATTTTTTGGCGATTCTTCAATAATAATTAATTCAACCTTTGGATTTACCTTTGGCTTTACCTTTGGCTTTACCTTTCGTGTCTTCTTTTTTTGTTCCATTAACTATATTATATTTATATAAAATATATTCTTTTTTATCTTTTTGAAAAATTAAATAACTTATTCATAGCCTCTGGATTCCTTATTCCTCCTGAAATATTTATATTTGATGTAGGAAATAACAATTTCGTAGATTTTATTTCATTTATTCTTTTTTTCTGAATTATATCATTCAATAACTTTCTTCTATATTCCATTAATGTCATAGGTCTTCTAACATTTTCAACTGATTGAACATGATCTTTAAAATATTTATTATAAATGTAATTATTTTGATTCATATTTGGCTCTATATTATAATTTACTGGTTTGTTAGTTTGATTATAATTATTTTGTTGTATATAATTATTTTTCTCATTGTTTCTTAAATGTTGTTTTATTTTATCATTATCTTCTATTAAATGTAATTTACCATTTACTACAAACATTCCCATTTTTTTTAAAATATCATCATATGAAATTTGCTTTGGAACCACATGTTGTCTAACCATTTTAGCATTCATTTTTGGTATAACTTGATTAATAGGTTTTATAGGTTCATTAAATTGAACTTTTTTTTTTGGAAAATTATTTTCTGGTATTTCTTCAAAAGACCGTGAATTTTTTGAAGGAATGTAATCTATTTCTTCTACAGAAATATTATCAAAATCGTAATTATAATCATCTAGTTCATTTATATTTAATTCCATTATATCAAAATCTTATATTTTTTTTATTTGTAAATTACTAAATTATAAAAAAAACAATTAATATATTAATAATAAAAAAATTATTTATATAATAATTATAATAATGACTAATTATATTCAAAATTATGGGTTTACTAAAACATTTATTAATAATAATAATAAGGTATTAAATAATGAAATAAAATGGGAAGGAATTTATGACGGTTCTAAAGCAAATATTTATGTAGATATTAATGATAATGGCAAAAAAGAGATTATTAAAATGAAATTAAATGATGATGACATTAAAGAGTTATTAGGAGTTTCAACTGTAGAAATTCCATTAGAAGAACGTTTAACAAATGATTTTTTAAATCCTTACAATTCATTCCACTCAAAAAGAATACCTACATCAATAATCCGAGAAGGAGCATTAACTAACAAAACTCGTAAAAATAAATGGAAATTACGTAATAAAAAAAGAAATAGAAAAACTAAATCAAAAACTTTATCATAACTTTATGAATTCTTTTAGTATTATATTTTCATTAGGAGTAAATTTTTTTTCGTATATAAATTTTTTATATTTATTTGAGATTTCTTTATCAATATTTTTTAAATATATTGAAGATCCATATAACAATTTATTAATTGAATTATTATATATGCTTTCAATGTAACATCTTTTATAATCTTTAATACATTTTATAAATTTAATAAAGTTTTCAAAATTATCTTCTACAAAATTTATTACGAAAATCATATGATATCTTGGTATTTTTATTGTTCCATCTTCTTCAGATATTGATACTATATTTTCACATCCATATAATTCGGCTGTATTTACAATAATA